TAACATAATATTAATTTTTAAAATCATTATCAAAATGGCAAAAGAAACAAAGAAACCAGCAAGCACTGCAGTAGCAGTAACAGAAGACAATGTGATGGAGCAGATCAAGAACGGCAACATCTTGGCTGAAGCTAACGTCAAAGCGGCTATTGAAGAGATTCAGAAGCAGAAGGACGAGAAGCAGAAGAAAGAGGCTATGGACATGATCTGTAGAGCTAAGTATATGAACAACAAGGCTCTTCTTGAGCTTCGCGCACGTCGTCGTGAAGAGAAGAACACCAAGGAATATCTCACTGAAACGAAGAATATCCTTGATGAGGTGCTTGGTGGTAAGATTACTCCTATAGAGTACAAGAAGAAGTGTGAAGATCTGCGCGAAGAATTCCGTAAGAAGAACCGCGAGAGTGACAAACAACTTTCTGAGGAAATGCAGGAGCTGCGAGAGAGCTTTGAAGGCCGCTGGCAGTATTGGTGGGACTAATAATCCTACGAGTGAACAATTAGCGTTGAGTTAGCAGAGTCTTAGAACCAGTCTAATGGAGACTACAGATAGTTTAAAGGGATTAGTCCAGCAGTGACATAATTAAGAAAACACCATCAGTGAATTAACACTGACACGAGAGCCTTTGAGCCATGTGCAACGCAAACCGCGAGGACACGCTGTATAATATGTCCAATTATGATCAAACAATTACAGTATGCGAACCATAGAGTCGGTGCTCCTATAAGGAATCCTCATTGGCGAGGTAAGTAGACACTGTACTGTGTGTCAAGAATTAAATACATGCGAATTATACGAGAGTCTTGAACCAGTTATATGAAACATATTTGTAAGAAGCTTATATATGCGTTTTAAAGCGTTTAAACAAGTCAAGTGGATTAGCTACCCACAAGATGCGTTAGAACGCCTTAGAACGCATGTAAATAGCTTTATTCAGGATCTTTAGGATTGATCACCTAAGGATTCACTAAGAAAGAAGCATATCCGTATGAGGTATACGACCAAGACGCGGGTTCGAATCCCGCCAGCTCCACTATAAATATATAGAGAGGAGGAGAATCTTGTAAGGGGACTCTTAATAGAGCAGTACGTAGATCAACCCTCCTACAATGGGGCTGTATGGTTTTGATTGGCGTGGAAGTAAATACACCTATTTAGTTAGGAAGGATACTGTATAAATTCAAATGGCAACTTTAACGTTGTTGACTATACTTGCGTAGCGTAAGTAATAAGTCAGGTGGATGCGAAACCTACCAAAGTGGTTTAGATTTGGGAGAGCACTGGTAATTTAATATTAACAACGGTTTTGTACTACTTTAATTGTGGGTTCGATTCCCACCTCTCCCACGATTATGAAGACAGGATATAAAGAGATGCTCCGTAACAGGTTACCTGATTACGTTGACTTGGCACTAAAGTGGTGTCGAGTTAAAGAGCTTTGGATTAACCATGTCTATAATTCTCAGATAAATATATACGCAGATAAACAAGAACGTTATAATGCAACTCGCATAGCTCTTGGAATATCATCAAAAGAGCGTATATTTAAGTTTGAGGATAGTATAGATTGGGTTTGGATTTCTGAAGAAGAAAAAGAAAGATTGGTACCAGCTATAGGTTGGATCAACTTCTTTAAAGTCTATTTCCCATTTATTGAAAACAAATGGAGAATAAATCTCTCGTTAGGTAGAACGGAACAAAGTTTTATTGAAGAACTGTCTTCTGGATACCTAAAAACAGTCAATGATTCTATAAGGAATAAATTGGCAGTTTTTATTACTAATTATTTGAAAAAATGATTATGTATTTTCCACGTACCAAAAAGATTTATCTTGCTGAATATGTAGGATGGGATTGGAAAGTCGTTTGTTACAAAGAAGGATGTTATAATTTTGCATACAAATGGAATGTTGTAATACCTTCTAAATTTTGTTATTTAATGAAAAACGACGACGTTGTAAATCTATTAGGTTGGATTCATGAAAACATCGTAATGAAATTAGAAGATTTAACGTATGTTACACTTAATGTATTGATACGAATATCAACGGGTCTTTTGAACAAGTGCGATATTGACAAGGATACAAAAATAGAATTACATGATACAATCGTTTCTCAATTGAGAAACAGAAAGTCTTACTTAATTAGTGAAGATTTACCTTTTTAGCTATAGATCATTGGGTTGGTCTATAGCTCCTAATTGTGGTCAAGCTATATCCACGATGCGAGTGACACGCTTATAAATAGCTCTATTTGTTTTGAAAAATCCACGTATTACCCCAGAGGAAGTGGAGATTATCAAAAGCGCGCAAGCTGGTAATATATCAGCTTTTAATAAACTTTTTCATCGATACAAGGGATTCGTTGATACAATCCTATACTACTATCTTAAAGATATGGATGAAGCAAAGGATATAACTAACATTGTATTCTTAAAAGTTTATGAAAAACTCTCTCAATTCACAGACTATGACTCATTTGGAGGATGGCTGAGAATTTTAACAAACCGTACAGCAATTGATTACTTACGTAGTGTCAAGAACCACGCGAAACCTGTAGGAGAAGAAAGTGAAAGACTATCGCTTGCCTCTTCTATATCTTCCGATGAAGATGATCTTGTCAATCGTCTTGCATACGAAAGAATACTCGAAGAATTTGAAAAATTCCCTGCTCACATGAAGCAGATTCTTGAGCTATTCTACGTGAATAATATGACTGTTGTACAAATTAGTGAAGCTTTGAGAATCCCCACTGGAACTATTAAGTCGATTTTATCAAGGACTCGAAAGCAAATCAAAAAATCGTTTAATCAAAATTAAAAAAAATGGACTTACTTTGGTTTTTCATTGGAATCCTTATTATCTTTTGTATCGGTCGATACAATGAGAGCAATAAGTTGTTTTGGATACTGTTAATATCATTTGTTGGTAGTTTTGCAGTAGCTACAATCATTACGAAAGTGACATCGTATGATTCTAATGGAGCTAAGAAGAAGGAGGTTCAGGTATGTAAACCCACGCAGGCGTCAAATAACGCATCAGGAATATTCCTTTTGGCAGATGCTATGTTAGGAGACACACAAAGCGTACAGCTAAAACCTGCGAGTCAGGAAACGTACATGCCTGAATTACTTTCAATTGGCTTCAATAGTCCGCTCGTTAATAGCGGAATAGTTTACTCACTTCTAAAACCACCACAACTATGTTACAATATTTCGACACTTCATGACATGTCATGAATTAACAAAACAGAATTTAATTAATTAACGTGAATATTTCACAAGTAAATAACTTTTAAATCATTATCAAAATGAGTAAGAAGAATAAAGGCGGAAAGCCACAGTCAAAGTCAGCTAATAAAGCTGCAAACGCAGCTCCTCAGGTAGAAGCTCCAACAGTGGAGACTAAGAAAGAGGAGAAGGTAGAAGAGTCTAAAGTAGAAGAGGTTCAGACACCTGCTAACCCAATGAGTGAATTCACTGAGGAAGTAAAGAAAGCTACAGCACGTGGACTTGATCCAAACCGTACAGTAGACTTGCTCAATCTCAGTCACTCTTATTTCCACGACCCAGATGCTGCTGCAGAGCGTTACGGAATTAAGAAGGAAGTAGCTATCACAATGGATAAGTGTACAGCTATCGGCGTGATGACTATGTTTGCTCAGGAAGTAGCTCTTGCTGATACTCCATGGTCTCGTACAATGCGTCCAGCAGTATTGGAGAACATGGCAGAAGTTGCGAAGGAGATTGGCGTAACAATCAACCTCAAGTCATTACCAGCTCCTGATAAGGATGGTAACGTAACTATTACCCAAGAGAACGTGAAAGTCTCTGCGGAAACTAAGAAGAAGCTTAAGGAGGAGAAGGAACTCCTTGAGGAGAAGCCAGAATTGGATGTTAATAAGATTGAGAATAAGATGCAGCTCCGCAAGAGCCTTCTTATCTTCTTGTCTGAGCGCAAGGATTATCTCAACAACATTCAGAAGGCTATCAGTCTTTATGCAGCATATCTGGAGAAAGAGAAGGCCGACGCCACCAAGGGCATGTCTCGCATTCAGTTGTTGCATAACCTTATCGAGCTTGTTGGAGAGGCTCCGATTGTAATGAATGGAATTGGTTCCTTTCTTTACACCGTTACCGCTACAACAAAGTCTCCAGTACCAGCCTTCTGTCACCTCAAGAATACGGTTACAGATCGCACCACAGGAAACTGTGAGTATGACAATCACTTTATAGCTGATGTTGTACGCGAGATCGTAATCTGGAAGGCTAACCTCAAGAAGACTGAGAATGAGAAATCTATCGAGGCTGTAAAGAAGAATCTTGAGGTTCTCAAGAAAGATTCTAAGAAGAATGAGAAGGCTATCAAGGATCAAGAGGAACGTATTGAAACTCTTAAGAACAACAGTAAGGTATTCGATGTAACAATCTCATACGTAACTGAGCCTTCTGCAGATCCTATCGAGTCTTTCATGGAGAAGCGTGCAGAGAAGGATCAGGTAGCAATGAAGATGTTCAGATCTCTTTCTGAGAGTCTTTATCGCGGCACTGATCTTAAGGGAGTTAAGACAGACAGCTTGCTCGCAAACATGAAGATGCAGGCTGGAGTAATAACAAACATGTTCCGTGATCCTAACATGCAGTTCGTAAACTATAAGGAGTCTGAGATTCCTGAGCTGCAGTTCATGAAGGATGGCGAAACCGAAGAGCCAAAAGAGGAACCTAAGAAGGAACCTAAGGAAGCTCCAAAGGAAGAGCCTAAGAAGGAAGATGAGCCAGAAGAGACAGAAGAGTCAAAAAACTAATTCAGACTGCCAAAGAAAAGATTCGCGAAGTTGGTAGTCGTATTGGTAAGGCTTACAAAGTCTTGAAAGGCGAGTAAATCTATCAAAGATGAAAAAGTTAACAACATTTCTCTGCAGTATGGCATTCGCTCTTAGTGGCGTGTGCCTTGCTGTGAGTAAATCAGGACCACCACCATTACCTGGAAATATGGTGGTGCATGCGGAGCCGATGAAACCAATACCAGCTCCGTTTTTCTTGAATCAGAGTAACACTGAGAAAGAAGCTAAAAAGGACACTGTGTTTACACAAGTTGTAAAACACGATACAGTCCAAGTAACTAACACAAAATTCAAATACGTTGTAAAGGTTCGTACTGAAGCTAAAGCTGAGACTCCGTATCTCCCAGCATTTAGTATAACAATACCGAAGGGGAGTTGGGAAACCTCCCATGATTCTACAAACGTAGTGTCAGAATAAAAGAACCGAGTGTATACCGTATATAGTCGGCGCTCCTGTATATTATAAGCTATGCGCTTAGTGTACAGGAGCAGCACATTAGTTCCATATAAGGTCTCATTAGCCTTAGGAACGAATTAACTTGATCCGAAAATATGTTAGCGCTCTCAAAGCGTGAGAAACCCAAAAGATAGGATGGAAGACATTTAAGCGTGAAAAACTTATTTGTATTAGGGATAGCGTTGTATCAAACCCTATTCATATTGAAATGAGAACCGTCTGGTGATGGATATATGAGAAGACGCGTAAGTTGTGAGTTGACAATCACACAGAATTGATGCCGTATCGGAAATGTATACTATGATACTATGTATATAAGAACGTTACACGAGATGAAGCTATAATAAGAAACCCCGAAGAATATAGTACATGGTATGGCTATATGAAGGCAAGGCCAACTCTATTATAGAAGTATCTACTAAAACCCAGCTCAGTGTTCCTCTACCACCAAAGTAGAGTATGAAGGAGTGAAAAAATGTATGGAGTATAACTATATCGTGAAAGGGATAATACCCACGAAGTATACCGTAACTATGCTGGCTATGTAAAACCTGACTGTTCGATTCAGTCACCTTTTGGGTCACCTTAGGGTCCAGGGACGGGGTAAAACGCCTGATATATGAAGAAGTACGTCCGCCAGGCTTTGGTCGTTTATGCGGGATATAAAAGTAAAATGACCAGCAGGTTGGGCAATACCTGAATGCAGAAATGCTACGCGAAACGAGGCCGCGGTCAAAGTCTGATTTGAGTGTACACAGCTCTTTGGGTGGAGTGAAGATATAAGTGGTACAATAGGACGAGTTGATAAAAACAATTCTCCAATGCGATGATAACGTTACAATCATGGTAGCCGCACTCAGAGGCGATACTGGGAAAACTTTAATTAGGTAGACCTGATTCCGAATGCCATATTACCAATGGCAATGAAAGATCCGTCAACCTTCAATGACTACAAGTATTAGTGCTTTGCATTATATTTACAATATTATATAGTCTCTACAGAGTAGTAAGCTGGTATATTATATATGAGTAAATGTATAGCTTTAGATAAGTATTAAGAAAAGAGAGTTAGAGAGAAAACAAACATGTTTAACAAAAATGGATGTCTCCCGATAGATATACCCCTTTCGTTGTAAGAAAGAAATTGAGTCGGAAATCCGAGTGCCAACCGTAACTTTGAAATAATTATGCAGAATAAACTATACGATTCCGTCTCGAGCTTGAGTCGCCGAACGTAACTACTAATAGGTAGCAACGGACGGTATTGAAGCAGGACAGCAAATCCTTATAGATTTATAGAGCAGTTATCAGTAAACTGATGGGCAGCAACAGAACTTAAGTACGTCCTTGTAATAAGGATAGGGAGTTAGTGACTCGTTAATACATCCTGTCTCGGTGTATTAAAAAGGAATGTTGTGGGTGACAAGGGTAATGATAGGGTTAAATTCCCAAGTGTTCGTGCACTGTCTCGAAGAAATGAGAGATTAAAAACAAATGAGGAAGCTTATCCAATAGAAAAAACAGCCGTAGTATCTGTGATCCCCCTGAAGGTGAGATAGTTCGATAAAGAAACGTAAATTGTGTATCCCACGTATAAGATTGGATACTAACATAAGAGATAATCTGTGGTGAATTAACAATCATCGGTAGTTACTTTTAAGTATGTGGAAAGTACGAGAAGAAATTACCAAAGTTTTTGTGGGTCAATCGTATGTGGAAACTTACATCTGTATCTCAGCACTGTAACCCTCCGCGAATCCTGAATCATCAGAGACTTTGACGGATACAGAACAGTATACTTCACATATTGTTTATTAGAATTAAACAATGAATTACATAAATCATTGCACTTGATTGTGCACATTCAACATTCAAAGCTTAAGATAGCAATTTTGATGATGGGCTAAGTTAATCCTACCGTTGGATTCCCGTTACATGAGTTGAGCTTCACTTAGAGGAATATAGAAATGTAACAGTTAAAATTGGAAGCGTGCTTCCCATTAGAATAGCAATTGAAGTTGATTTTTTCACAACATTCAGACCCAATGAGGCAGTAATGTTTTACTTTATAAAGCTGTATTTCAGCGTAAAACTTTATTATTAATTTCATCGTTGGTTTATCAAAAACGATGTCAAAAAGGATGAAAAATTATGGAAACTGTAAAAGCATCAGTAGTAGCAAACAATCGTAAGTCACTCTCAATCGTAGGCCAGAACTTTGGCTGTCAGTATTATCGCCCAGAGGCACGTCAGAACGCTGTTAACTTCGACGAGAAGAAGCGTAAGATCGAGCAGGATGGCAATGTTGAGCTCACAACGAATCGCGCAACAAAGCGCTACCTCGTTAAGGGTTATGACGTAGTGAGCATTCAGCTCGGTAACGACATCACTGGTTCTCCAGTAGTGTTCATCAACAAGGATGATCAGGCAAGTGAGGTAGCAATGCCAATCTCTCCAGATTTGTCTAAGGTTGGTCAGGTGACAGAAGACGCTGTTTCTAAGGCTCTTCGTGGTGACAAGAACATCATCTTCTCTGACGTAGAGAAGTTGGTTAAGCAGTGCAATGCTGCAAACCAGGCTGAAATCAGCCGTATTGAGGAGCTTAAGGCTAACCTCGACAAGGAGTTGCAGTCTCTTCAGAATGCAATTGCTGGTAACATCAAGAAGCTCGATGATTACAATCACGAGATGAATGCAAGCACTAACGCTGCATCAGGTGTAACCGTAACAATCACAGAGGACTAAACATATGGAAAAGCTTGTATCTGATGCAAGCAAACTGTTAATGCAAGTTCTAATGACTGATTCCAAAGTGTCTGTAAAGATACTTGACAACGCAAATGATGCAGAAAAGTACAAGATTTGTACAATCCAAGATAATGGTACTATTGTTCTTGGAAAGACATCTGTGCGTTGGTGGAATCAGCTGTTAGGCTGTCAGGACAAGATTCCATTTGATAGTTTTGCTTTGAAAGTGTGGGACGCTTTGGTAGATTTATCAAGCGGCCTTAACAATAAAGCTATTCTCAATGGTTTATCTATTGAAGTAGTAAAGAAGTCAGTCCGTACAAAGGACTATGACTATGTTGTCCGTCGATTATATGATTGCTGGGCACATGTGGCTCAGAAGAGCGAAGGATACCAAAAGGCTCTGTCTCCCGAGGGAGGCCCGGGTTCGGCCCAAGACTGTCCTGGTGGTGCTTTCGCGTCCGACAAGCCACGTGAAATAGTAATCAACATCAACGGTGTTAAGAAAACAATTCCTTTCATAGATAGTAATGGTGATCCACTGAATATAGGATTGGATTACGGATTTCTTGGATTTCGTAACATGTAAGTGATATATCTGAGGATATAGAAGCATAATCCCGAGGGAAAGTGCTTCATAACAAGCAGTTAAGAAAGAAAAGAATGAAGTATGATGATTCTAAATTCGGATTATCATTACTTGGTTATTTACAGTTATCCATTTCCCCGAGGGGATTGGGGCGTGCTTCCTGCGGGAGGTACGCCTCGCGGATTAACTTTAAGTAAACTTGGTTCGATTCCAAGCTATGAACAAACGTAGGTAAATGATCTCTCGAATTCATATTTTTTGAAGTTTAATTTTAATCAAAATCTAATTATGAGTAAGAATAAATCAATTGAATTGAATTCAGCAAAGATCATCAATATCCGTAAGAATCTCGATATGACAATTAACAAGTATTGGAAGATCATTCGTGCGGAAAACGTAATGGCTAAGAAGGCTATTGCAGCAGGCCAGGGTTCTGGCTACGACCTCAAGAGTTTGTACAATGAAATCACACAGATGAGTGAGAAGCGTATTATCATTAAGGGTATGCTTATGTTGCTCAATATGGGTATTACAGAGTTCAACTATGAGGAGTTTAAGAAGACCAATAACTATGCTATTTTTGCAGCTGGTGAAGCTAAGGAATCTATCGCACAGCTTAAGATGATTCCTACCATTAATCCTTCTGAGAAGGCTTCTAAGGGTAAGAAGCACATGGGTAAGACTGAGTCTTTTACCTCAGCAAAGATTGCATCTCTAGTTAAGGAGAGCCAGTTGAAGGCAAATAAGTTTGACGCTAAGCTCAAGGAGTTTAACGACAATACTAATATAACATGCACTGATGAAATAGCAGACAAGTTTAAGCTTGATTTAGCTATATAGTCATCGGTACAAGTATATGGTGTATAAGGACCAGCATTATAGCGACAGTTCGAGGCTGTCTATACTTACATTCAATTTAAGGCCATTTAGAGGCCTTATAAGGCGTTTAAATACATTTCCAGGACAATTCATCGCAGAGATGAAAATAACGTCTTAGAACGTAATTATTTAAATCATTATCAAAATGGAAAAGAATTTGCAACCAAATATATCAGACCCAAACGTTATATATAACACAGTAAAGAACAATCGTAAAGCATACTTGAAAGCTCACTTCTGTGTACGTTCAAAGAAACAACCATGGTATATGCTTACTAAAGGCAAGTGTAAGAACTATGAAGAACGTATGAAGAGTTGGGGTGCTTGTGTAGATTACTTTGACGTTCCATCAGAAACTAAGGTTATGAGTGAACGAGTTGTTATCAAACGTATTGGAAGTGCAAACTTTATGGAGCGATTAGCTCAGCATAAGCTTGCAAAATGGGTGCGTAAACATCCAGCGCCATGTGATGAAATGGATTTGTTTAAGAACGAATTCCTTGAACCATGGAAAGAAGAGCGAGATAAAGCTCTTGAACATTTTCGAGATATCGTAGTTTCGATATATGACAAAACAGTATTACCGTATGACCGCAAAAAGGCATTGATTGTGCCTATGATAGATATGGGTGGAGGAGTCTATTCATATCCAAATATGGATCCAATAACAATTGGTTATCCATTATGTAAGTTTGCTGGAAAACGGTTCGTTAAGAAAGATACTGTGGTGGACGTATGCAAAGAGACACTTAAGAAAGTGTCTAAGCAGTATAACTGTAAATCAGTTGACTATACATACGAACGCAAGGTGTTGCTCAGTGTAGCAGCATAACAGTGCTGGTGGTGACACTCTTCGTCCCACCAACACTTTAAAAAGGAGAGTTGGCTGAGTGGTCTAAAGCGCTGGTCTTGAAAACCAGAGGGCGGTAAAACGCTCCAAGAGTTCGAATCTCTTACTCTCCTCCAACATTGGAGATTTAAGCCTAATTGGTAAGGCAACAGTTTGCTAAACTGTCAGTAATCGTAGCAATATGATGTGTAGGTTCGAGTCCTATAATCTCCGCAATACTTAAAATCAATAATATGTTAACAATAGCATTAAGTGCAATACTTGGATTATTTATTGGTATAATATTATTCCCAATAGGATTGTTTCTTAGAGCAAGGAAATCTGGTTGGGATGATAGTAATATCTTTAATATATTTCATGTGTTGTTTCATTTAGCCTTACATCCTGATGATTTCACCAAGATGTATTACAAGAACGGAAAGAAGCCGTTCTGGTACTTAACAAAAGATGAGTTTTCAGAAGTCTTATATGTAAGACCATAGTAATAAATAAATATAAACAATATGAATTACGTAAAACCATCAATTATCCAAATCAAAGTAGAGAACTTTAACCTTATGTCAGCTTCTAATAAAGAAGGTTCAACATGGGTTAATGGAAACGCTACTGGTTGTGAAAAACCAGTAACTATTGATGATTTGGAAAAGAGTGATGAGGAATGCTCAGGTAATTAACCTGAGCTTCCTTAACTATTATTGATTAGCTGTAGATGGTCTAAATGTTGGTTCGATTCCAATATACAGCACATACGTTTACTTAGAGTCATTGAACCATGTTTATACGAAATTTTAAAGTCGTTACATACGACATAGAGATTTTACCAAACTGTTTTCATTGTACATGTAAAGACACAGAGACACAAGAGTTATTACTTTTTGAAATATCTAATAGAAAGAATCAGCTAACAGAGTTAGTTGATTTTTTCGTTTCTAAAGATATAATCTTTTGCGGCTATAACAACAAGCATTATGACGACGTGGTATTAAACTATATTATAGATCTTCAGAGACAATTGAGTCGCAGAACCAGTCAAGAAGCCTGTAGGTCGTTATATAAGTTGTCTAAATGTATAATAGAATCAGAAGACGGAGATATAGAAAGATTCAAGAAATGGAAATATGCAAATAAATTCAACTCTATGGATCTTTTAACTATGCAATTTAGTTCAAAGTTAAGAGTAGGTCTTAAAGAAATGCAATTAACTATGCACTATAAAAACGTCCAAGAATATTCAGGTTCATTTGATTTACCAATCGAAGACTCTGATATTGACGAAATGATTGCATACAATATAAACGACGTTGAATCTACGACAGATCTATTAAGTAGACTTGAAGAAGATATAAAACTTCGTTTGTATATTGAAGACGAATATGGTATTCCATGTTTGTCTTTCGATGGAGTAAAAATCGGAGAATCCATCCTTGCTAAACTTTATTGTAAGAAAACAGGCGTAGATATAAAAGAACTCAAAAAAAATCAAGAGCCAGTTGAAGACATAAAGTTAAAGGATGTGATTTTCCCTTTTATACAATATAAAAATCCGAAATTACAAGACGTTCTCGAAGATATGAAAAAACAAGTAGTTGATTCGCATGAACGCAAAGGCTATGAGAAGAAGTTTGTTCTCTCAAATTTAGGCTATTCTGTTGGAGTTGGTGGATTACATTCTATCAACAAACCAGAAATCTTCCGTCCTAACGAGAATGAGTATATTGGGCACAGTGATGTGGCGTCGATGTACCCATCGTTGTTAATTAAATACAACCTTGCTCCAAGTCGTGTAGGAAAAGAATTTTTGCAGGTCTACACTGACGTTTACAACGACAGAATTTATGCAAAACATAATCGACAGAAACTTAAGGACAAGACACTAAAACTTGCCCTTAACGCTGTAACGGGGAAAATGCAAGAAGAATCAAGTTGGTTATACGATTCATTTAACGTCTTCCGAATAAGAATCAATGGACAGTTGATCTTGTTTATGTTAATAGAACGTTTGCTGGAGTTAGATTGTAGGATCATACAAGCTAACACAGATGGTGTAGTGTACATAGCCAAAGAAGAGAATCGTAATAGAATTCAGGAAGCTATTACAGAAGTAGAAGCTATTACACAACTTGTATTTGAAAGCAATGATTATGAAGCGTTTTATCAGTACGCAATTAATGATTATTTCGGTATCATTAAGGGATACTCTGAATCCAAAGACCCTAATCTGATAGAAAAGAAAGGAATGTTTATAACCGAGACCAAGCTTGGGAAAGGATTAGCACCAGTCGTAATTCCTAAAGCGGTTATAAATTATTTTCTTACAAAACAACCAGTTAAAGAGTTTATAATATCTGATAAAGATATTAGAGACTTTGTAATTGGTCAACGCGTAGCTAAAAAGTTCGATGTATATCACGGAAGTGAGAAAGTACAGAGAATTAATAGGTTTTACGCATCTACAAACGATTATTATTTATTCAAGAGAAAATATAATGAGAAGTTAAAGGGTTTTGAATTTTCTTATCAAGGTAAGAAAGTTGATGTAAAAAAATATACAGATATAAACCTTTTGGCTGAATCAGGAGTTACTATCTTGAATACGTATGACGAAAAGCCTATAGAGCATCGTCATATAAACTATCAGTACTACATTTCTAAAGCAAGTAAAATTATTAGTGAGCTTACGAGTGTACAACTGAGTTTGTTTGACGATCAGACTTGTTAACCAAAGAGTATAAAAGTATGATTATTGAATTAAACACAAAACTTCTGGATTATCCAGATAAACTAAATTTAAATCAATTAGTCTTCCTAAGTATGGTATTGGATAAGAATCAAAAATCTAATAATCAAGACGTCCGCAAAATTGTCAGCCTAATTAGCGACGACGAAATATCATACTTAATCGAACAAGGACTTATTACCTCGATAGAGAGAGGGAATTCAATTACATATCAAGAATCTGAAAAGCTTACAGCTTATATCGAACCAGATCGTAGCTATTTTGATCAGTTTTACGATATGTACCCAGTTTATGTTGTTCGTCCAGATGGAGAAAAAGTCTATCTTAGAACGAATAAGAATAAATGCAGAAATCTTTATAACTCCTATGTTAGTAAAAGCTATACCAAAGCTGAACATATTAACAAATGCTTAGTTAAGGAACTTGAGAAGAAAACCAAATTAGGCAAAATAGGATATATGAAGACTATGTGGAGATGGTTACAAGACCATCAGTGGGAAGAAATTGAAGAAGAGATGCTAAGTGAACAGCAAGAGCAAAATACAGAGACATATGGAACAGAACTTATCTAATTTGATACGTCCTATGTCTGTAGTTGCGAATGAAGCTGTTCAATATATTGCAGACAGACGTGAACATAAAATCGTCAGCTTAAAAACAAGATGGAATAAGTTTAACAAGCAGTGTATGGGTGGAATAGAACCTAACACTGTGCTTACCATTGCAGGTATCTCTGGAAGTGGAAAGAGTTCATTTGCGAACTTGATTACCACAGACGTGATTGATTTAAATGAATCAGAAGATGTTATAGTACTAAACTTCTCTTTAGAGATGGTTGGTTTTAGGCAGGTTGGAAGGACGTTATCAAATAAGCTAAGGAGAACGACTTCGACTCTGTATAGTTCTGAAAAGGACCTGGACGACAATACCTTCAGAATGGTCGTATCGGTAACCAATAAGCTAAAGGAGTATCCTATTTACTTTGTAGATAGTCCTACTACTCCCACGCAAGTTAAAGACATAATATTCCAATTCTATGACACGTATGTTAAAGGAACTAACAAGCATTTCTTGATAGTATACGATCATGCGTTACTAACAAAGCAAGTAGGATCTGTATTAGAAACTATAAGTGAGTTAGAAAGAGTGTTCATACAAGCTAAGAAGCTACCAATGACAAGCATTATACAGCTTGCTCAGATGAACAGAAACATAGAATCTTCTGAGAGAATAAACAATCCGACAAGTCATTATCCTATGAGAAGTGATTTGTCATCATCAGACGCTATATTTCAAGCAAGCGATTACGTTTGCGTTATACATAGACCAGAAATATTGGGCATCCAAGAATACGGTCCGAATCATTTACCTACTTCTAACAAAGTATACATACACATGTTAAAGAACCGCGATGCGGGAAAACCATGTATACTTGAATTCGAGAATGACCTTGCGTTCAATAATCTGATAGAAGTATAAGCGTCAATTGTAAAACATTTTAAGGCTGAAATTTTATGAATACATATACTTTTACAACTGGCAACAATAGCAACAACAATATTAAGAAGTTTTTCACATTTTCCTTTCTCAAGAAGAATAAGCCTACAGACTATTCTGAGGTTCTCGATGACATTATTCTTGATAATCTAATGGAGACTAATTCATATCTCAAGGATTACAAGACTAAGATGGAAGATGCAAAGATCTTCAAGGCCAGCACTGCTTCACTGAAGGGCAACGAGTTTGCAGAGGCAGCATCATTCCTTGCTAACTATGGCAAGAAGAAGACTTTCCCATTCACATTTGGTAAGGTTTATAAGCTCGCGGGCATTCCAGTTATCTTCTACGATGACGAGATTCAGATTGACCGTGACATTTACACATACGACGACTTCGAGAATCTTGCATTCTTGAATACGTTGAGTGCTCCAAAGAAGAAGATCATTATTGATATTTACACCAACAGTCACAATATCAATATTGAGATTAATAAATAATCTAAAACCTAAGAGTTAATGATTACATTACCTACATCTAAAGTTCCAGCAGTTTCAGTTAATCCGCGTTTCTTAATTATCTATGGTCGTCCAAAGTCTGGTAAGACATCAGCATTGGCGCAGTTAGAAAATAACTTGATCATAGACTTAGAAGGTGGTTCTACATTCATTGACGCTATGGCAATACAATGTCGTAACATTAGTGATTTAGGAGAAGCTGCTCAAGCCATTAGAGCTAAGAATAAAGAAGTAGGGCATAATTTCTATAACCGTATTACAATAGACAACGCTACTCGATTAGAGGAGATTTGTTTAAGTTATGCTGCTACTTTATATCGTCAAAGTCCAGTTGGAAAGAATTGGAAGGGAGACGATGTTCGTACATTACCTAACGGTTCTGGCTATTTCTATATTAGACAGGCAGTACGTAAGGTAATTGACATGTTTAAAGAGCTTTGTGATGAATTCATATTGGTCGGACATGTTAAAGATGTACAGATTGATAACAACGGAGAAGAGTTGTCAGAAATGGCGCTTGACTTAGTTGGAAAGCTTTCTGCAATTATATGCGGAGAAGCTGACGCGGTAGGTCTTGTTTACCGAAAGGGAAATGAGACTCATATAAGTTTCAAAGGAGGAGATGGTTCTATTAAGGAGGCCCGTGCTCCACACCTAAGAGGACAGGATATAGTCATCGCCAAAGGAAACGATGATGGAAGCATAACAACCTATTGGGATAAGGTTTATAAGGATTAATCCCTATTATTTTAAGAAGTTATAACTCAATAAAATTAAGAAATTATGTATAGTACAAGTACAGCTGTTACAAATAATAACGAGTCTAATAGTTCTTATATGCCAGTTGGTATTAATGAGAACGTTTTCTTGAAGTCTGTAGAGGCTAAGAAGTCTCCAAATGGTCATGATTTTCTTGAAATTACATTCGAGAACAATGAGGGTAAAACTGCATCTATGACAGAATGGAAGAACGAAAAGAGCATGTGGGTTAAGACCGACGAGGATTTACAGCGTCGTGATAACTTACAGTTTGGTCGAATCATGCAGATTATCAACTGTTATTTCCCTAAGATTGAAGGTGAGTTTAGCACTTTCAAGGAGATGATAGATTGGGTTCAGGCAACACTCTCTCCTATGGTAGCAACTAAGAAGGCTTTACGTCTGAAGGTTGTTTACGATAAGAATAACTATACTCAGGTATCTAAGAACGGTATCTTTGTTGAGCCTATGGATAAGGCTGAGACAGAGATTAAGAAGTTCTCTCGTGACAGTTTTGAGCGACAGGTAGTCGCAGATGTTGAAAAATCAACAGATCCTCTTGCTTCAGCTACAAATGCTGATAGTACTCAGGCATCAGGTAGTGACGACCTTCCATTTTAATGGTAAATAGTCACTGGTGGATACATCCAAGCAAGCTTGGTGCAGAATATGATTTACGTGAGTGATGTCCGTATCTCTAGCGACGCCAAGACAGTTTTGAGGTTCTGTAAAAACCTCACACGGGATGTATGGTAATATGTTTCACTGCCATAACTTTTCATATAGGAGGTTCGATTCCTCCTCATCCCACAAATCGAACAACAATGACGTGTAATAAGGTTATTCCTACGTTAAGTATAATTTTTGCTCTGATACGGAGAGGGAGCGTTCGATTTAAGGCCGTTTAGGAGCGATTTAAGACGTTTAAGCATAGACTTTGTGTAGTTGTTAAGAGAAATGGTTTGAGACGCTTAGAACGCAAATAAATGGCCTATTACGAGATGTGTTAACTGGAAGTTGATATCGCTTAATTGAGTTAGCTAAATGCTGAGGTGGTTCGAATCCACCCATCTCGACTAAAATTATTACTATGGAACGTAAATATTTTGAAGAAGAGGTTTTAGATTACGCAAATAATCGTAAACCTAAAAGCTGGAGAGTCGGACAAGCCGTATTTAATTATATAGATAATCAGTACGGAGTTGCTCGAGATGTACAGTTTAAAGACAATGTAGATTGTTTTTATGATGATAAACTGATTAAAGACTTTCTAAGACTATCCTATAATAGGATTCGTAAAAAGAAAGGTTGGTAGAACCTTGGGGGTATTTCGGAACAAGCATGAGTTCGATTCTCATGATACCTACACTAACAAGAACTTATAAGTCAAATGTATAGTACAAAAACAGCAATTACAATGAGTCTTAAAGACTTGTTGTCTATGTTGGATGATGAAAGTATCTATACATACTACTTAGGTAGTATAAAAATAGGGAAACTTATCAACAGTCCATTAAGGAATGATGATAAGAATCCCTCTTTTGCTATATTCCGAGGTAAGCAAGGCGGATTATTCTTCAAGGACCACGGTACTGGAGATGGAGGTAACGCTCTAAAGTTCGTTAAGTTAATCAAAGGAATAGAAACAAGAGAAGAGTTTGAAAGGGAATTACTGAGGATAGTTCGTAAAATGAATCCTAATATGTCTATACGTCAACAGACTTACACCCAGAACGTAAGTAATGTTATGGATATAGGAATCGTTAGACAACCATTCACAGATATAGATAAAAGATATTGGAAGCAATTTCATATCTCACTTGACACGCTAAAGAGATATCAGGTGTTTAGCATTAAATACTTTCTTTGTAATAGAGTCGTCAGAGGAACCTACAAAGAAACTAATCCTATGTATGCATATAAGGTATATGATAGATTTAAGATTTATCGACCTTTAGCATCCAAGTATACTAAATGGCGTACTAATTTGACGAATGAGTACGTTCAGGGATTAGCCGAGTTGCCTAAGGATGGAGGTAATCTCTTGATAATCACTAAGTCTTTAAAAGATGTTATGTGTTTATATGAGATGGGTTATAATGCAATCGCAGCTTCAAGCGAAACAACATTTATTCCAGATGATATTATTAAATCATTGAGGAGTAAATGGAAACATATACTCATACTATATGATAGAGACCAAACAGGAATGTTAAGAGCTCGTAAATATAGTAAAGAGTATAAATTTGATGCTTTCTTCGTTCATAAGAAGTTTAAATCGAAAGACATATCAGATGCAGTAAAATCTAATGGTTTTAATACTGTAAAAGATTGGCTTTCACAAACATTAAAGAAGTATGATTGAAACATTGATTCTGGCTATTTCGTTCGGAATAATTGGAGGTATATTAGGGTTTACTCTAATGTACAAAACATCTCCAACTATAAAGATGAAGAACGGCCGCGTACGATATATAGATTGTATAGATACAGAGTATATTACTGTGTCTGACAAGAGTGGCGTAGAGATACTTAACGCAGCTTTTGCTAAGAATAAGAACGGTATAAACTTTGTTGAGTATGCCACAAAAATCTAAAGGGAGAGTTAGGAATGCGACTAAGGTCGATAAGTATGGTTTACACTTTCGTAGTAAGCTCGAATGCTATACTTATGAAGCTTTTATGAATGCTGGAATACCAGTAGAATATGAGCCAAAGCATTTCACTCTCTTACCAAAATTCGAGTATAATCAGGAGAAAATACGAGCTATGACATATCTTCCAGACTTTATAGGAAAGGGGTTTGTCGTAGAATGTAAAGGCCTGATGGGTGATAGTTTCCCATTACGATGGAAGCTATTCAAATACTACTTGAAACAACACAGAAGTAAAATGAAGTGTTACCTTGTGAGAAATCATAAGCAGGTAGATGAAATGATTCAAGAACTTTTAAGTCAAAAGAATTATGGAAAAGAAAAACAATAAAGGTAAGTTTATAAAGGTAGGTAATAGTATTTCATTTAAGTTTAGTACTGATGGATTAGACTATGACTTACAGCCTGGAACAGTTTATACAGTAAGCTATGACAGGTATGAGGAACAGATTACTTTGTCTGAAGCACCAAGTCTGAAATTACCAGAAAAGGTGTATTCAAGTGAAAGTGATGATAAGTTTATGAAAAAGATTCTTAATCGCTTTCAGAAGTCTAAAGACGAGGTTACTGGTGTCATGCTATCTGGACTTAAGGGTTCTGGTAAGACTGTGATGTGTAAGAAAATCGCTTTGGACTCAAATCTCCCTATCATCTTGATAGACAAGTCGCTTTACCCAAGTGTTCTATGTAAGTTATTTAACTTGCTTGAAGACATAGACGTCTGTGCAATTATTGACGAGATAGACAAGCTTGGTGAAGACTATGACGATAGTTATCTTTTGAAGATTCTCGATGGCATTAACTCTTCTGGTAGGAAGTTGATGCTGTTCACATGTAACAATGATGACATGATTAGTGAATTCCTTATAGACAGGTGTTCTCGAATCCGTTATTGGAGAGAATTTGATGAGATGAACAAAGAGTTAATTAAATCTATACTCGAAGATCGTCTTAACAACAAAGATGAGGTTAAGTCTGTACTTGATTTCATTGTTAGTCGTTTTGGTTGTGTTAGCTTTGATAATGTAAGTTCGTTTGCTCAAGAGATAAACGAAAATCCTAAGGATACATTTGAAGAGCTGTTTAACGATATGAACTTATCTGTAAAGTAATATGGAGATAACTGTACCTTACTACGAGGACATGACTCGTATAAGTAACTCTAACATAGGCTGGTTCTTGAAGAAAGGGCCAGCCTATTTACATTCTATGCTAACAGGTAAAGCTGAAGGCGAAACAGGTCGTCAGTTAGCTCGTGGAACTATGATTCACGAATATCTGTTACAGCCTGAAGAATTCCACAAAGACTATGTTGTGTGGGATAAAAGTAGACCTTCTTCAGCACAGCAGGAGAAGTTCTGTCAGGAACTTGCACAGAGTGTTGAAATAGAGCCAAATAAAGCCGTTATAAGCGCATATCGTGCGTCGTATAAGGGTTTACCCAAGTCAGACGATTTGGTGCTCCCTAAGGCTCTTAAAATGGCTGAGGAGTACTCTGATTATATAGAGTACCTTAAGATAAATGATAATCGAGAGATTATATCTCCATATGACGCTAAAATGTTAATGGAGGTGGCTGAGAATATTCAGAAACATAAGCTTGCGTCCAAACTACTTAAGAATGAGTATATTGGACAAGAAGATGAACTACACCATGAATTCCATATAAATTGGAGTATGTGTGGAGTTAAATGTAAGTCATTACTTGATAGTGTTCATTTTGATTTTAAGAACAAAGTATGTACTTTGATGGACTTGAAGACAACTGTAAACATAGGTTGTTTTGAAGAATCTATGAATCATTATGACTATTTAAGACAGTTGTGTTTTTATAAACACGCTTTAATGTGGTATATCGTAAATGTATTGAAAGAAGAACCAACTGTTGATTGGGAATTCAAGTATTATATCATTGGTATAGATACAACTGGAAGTAATGAGATACGTGTTTTTGAATTTACAGAAACGCAAGTCAATAGTAGATTAAAAACTATTATAGACGTGTTAGATCAAATACGCTGGCATCAGACTAATGACAAGTGGGAACATACACTTGAGTATTACACTGGTGACGGAAGTGAAAAGTTGAACCTATGAGTCATTTTGAAAAGATTTTGATACCATTCCTTGATAAGAATATGTATAAGATAGACTTCACAAGCTCTGCAGGATTTGTAGATGCTTATGAAGACGATGAAGATAGTCCAAATGATAATAGAAATATATATCTTATGTACGATATGAAGAAACATAACTTGTATACTCAAAGTAGAGCTACAAGATTTGAACTATCTTCAAACTTATTAAAGTCTTATACGAAGATAATAGATAATAAACCATATTTAATCTATTGTTTTCATGTCAAGCAAAAGTATAAGAAATTCTTCGACGGTATAATAAACTTGACGCATGATGAAAAGATCTCTATTTTGCAATTTTGGGGGTCTTACGATGATAGTGTTAAGTTTGCTCTTGCTAATCCAGCTATTCAGTTCACTGGAGGCAAGAGCATACCTGCCGAAGATTATATAGAACAAACAAAGGGGATTACCATACAGAAAGCTGTATAGTAGTCCCCTTTTATTTTTTTTATTAATTTATCTATTATCCTGTTTGTTGCAGCATTATAAGCCGCCAAAATCATCAAATCCACCCATGTCGTCAAGATTTCCAAGATTACTAAAATCGTCAAGATCCTAATCACTTCGTGGGCTTGTACCTTTCTTTTTATTCTGCTTCAAATCTATTCCATATAAATCCATATACCAGTCTATCATCTTACCATAGAAATGCCTATTAGACTCTATACCGTTTTCAGTGAAGCTTGTAACAAGGTTATCTGGCACACCAAATAATTTTGACCACAACTTTTCTCTTTTTGTAAAGCCTTTGTATTTTCCTTTCTTTTTGATAACCTAATCCATTTCTGGATCGCCTGTTAGCTAACCAACTGTTAATCCATACATAGAATTACTAATATCGTTAAAGCCGCTATTCAATACAGACATTTCATGTACAACGTCTACAGCTTCAGTAGGACTTTGACTTGATATCTTTGACTGTATGGTTCTAACTTGCATAGCATCAAGTGTACCTAAATACAATTTTCTACCAATATAATCTTCTTGAAACCATCTTGGGATATCTTGAATATTATCTGGTCTCTAATGATGTTTATCGCTACTTAGTATCATATTAGCTTCTGAATAGTCATGATACTTCTTATAAGCTAAAGTAATACCAGTTAGAACAATTAAGAACGCAGACATTGCTAACCATGAATTCTTATCAACAACTGATAACTTCTCATTACCAAACTTATTGAAGTCTAAGGTAAATGCATATTTTAGTTTATTGAACAATGTTTTTATAGTTCTAAACATTCCCATAAACTGCTAATCCTAAGACATTCCAGTTTCGTAGTTATATGAGAAAGCTCTACGTCTTTGCTCCTGTGTCTTCTTATCAAGAACACTCTTACCACTAACATGTTCTTTATCTCCACGAATAGATACATCGTCTTGACTTGTAAATGTTCTTATTGACACATCATCTGAACCAGCTAACAAGTTCTAAGCTATCTGTAAAAGCCAACCACGCATAGCTCCCATATATTTACCGTATTTATCATCCTTATACATAGGTCTATCGTTTTCTGGGTTTACACCATTTATAAGACCTTGTCTTATCTATGCTTTTGTGTAAACGTTTCTTGCTTCAAGCTCATCAGTAACATACTATTGATATTGAGGCTTAACAGTTAATTGATGCGTAAATACATCAAACTTATAAGCATTCCTTAATGTAGTTAAACATTTCATATGAGCTACAGCTCCTTGAGATTTTGTTCTACCAGCATTCTTAAATGCGTACATTAACTAATACCTTGTATAGAAACCAGCTGGCACTTTATCATCACCTTTATAGAATCTACAATTTGACAAATACTGTGATAGTAATATACTGTTGTTAAAGTAGTCTAAAGCCTAAAAACCTAACATTAAAGCAGATCTGAAAGTCCTAATAGTTCTACCTGTATTTATATCCTTAAAATACTCTCTGACTCCACCTTGTGTTCCAAATCTCTACATTAAAGCAGATTGTTTGTTGTTTGGTAAAGCCATACCGTAGTTAAGTATTTGAGGTATTTGATACATAAGACATCTTACAGCAGCGTCAACCATATCTCTTGGTGTTGAATACTTCCAATTAAAAATATCCTGTATCTGTCGTGTTATAGAGTCATACCATCCAGTACCGATAGACATAAAGTTAAAGCCCAATATGTTTAATGTAAACATATTTGTTAAAGAATTACCAATCTTCTTCAATATAGTCTTTCTTTTGTTCTGAAGAGTATTCTAATCGAAATCAGATCTGTTATCATAAACATGAGCATCCATCATATGTTTGAACATCTTAGATGAATTCTTAGATGATGTATACTTGTATGTATTACCATACTAATCAACACCTCTATTCTCATCATCCATTGCTTGCTGATATGTTTCTATTATAGGTAAGATTTCTGACTTGTGTTTATAGTTAGAAGCTTGTATCATATAAGCTATTGTAGCCTAAACTATATCCTCTGATATGTTCTACTGGTTTTCAATATTCTCAAAACGTATATTTAAATCACTTGCAGACGTTGTGCCGTCAAGCTGTAACCTATACTCGTCTTTTGATCTGATATAATCATCATTATTATTTATATCAGTCCAAGCGTTCCACATATTCTTCCAAGTAGTCTTTAAACCTATATTAAATATGTTTGAGAATATCTAAGATGCTGTTTTACTCTACAATGCAAACTTGTAAGACTTATACTATTTACCATATATTTCAGCTCTTGCATCATTTGTAGCCTATAGTAATAAGTCATACAACTATTTCATCTGAGTATCCTTCTCTAACTTTTGATAATCTTTGTTTTTATAAGTCTCAAGTTTAGGCTACTCAGATTCATGTAAGTCATTATCATAGTTCTTATTTATAAGATTTACAGTATCATCAGCATCTGATTTTTTACTAAATCTTCCATTAGGAATAACCTTAAAACCATCGTGTGGTAAGAATACGCTAAATATACTTAATGGTTCATCAACTATCTATTTAACACCTTTTCTTGTTCTTTCACGTTTAACAGTAAACATGTTTGTTATTATATCTCTTATCTACTGTTCTGAAGTAGCAGATATTCTTACAGGATCTCCATTTTCATCTGTATAGTTTAATATCTCACCATCGTTGTTCAAAGCATAGTCTACATACTGATCTACAACAACGTCAAACCAAGTCTTAAAATATACAATCTACTAACCCTCGTCTCTTCTATCGTTTAGTTTTTGTATAGCTAAATATTGCTCTTTTGTATACCATTGACCATTAGTTCCCTAATACATACCATTCTTCTGGTATGGAATTAAAACAGACTATCCTTCTTGGCCAAGTATTTCTGCAACGCGTTTAGCATCATCTTTATCTAATCCGACTTCTGAGTCATAGTAATCCTACTCAGCTTGTTTATACCTCAACCAGAAATCTGTATTTGTTGAGATCTTCTTAATATTAGCACCAAGAGGATCATTTTCAGTTCTAACAACTCTCAATAAAGAATTTCTTATAAGCTGAGCTCTTAAGTCATGTTCAGAGAATGGTAATCCTTTGAATATTCTTGGATCTGCTTTATATGTAGAATTAAAGTATAAGAATGAATTTCTTTTTGCTGGATCTTCTATCTTATTAGCTTCTTTGTAGAATGCTTCTTCATCATAATCAGACTCCATATGCTTCTACAACCAGTTATTCCAAGCCTATATCTCAAATGCTGTACGAATTTCATCTTCTGATTTAGGATCACCTATTTCATCATAAGGTTGAGATAAATCATCTAATTTATCCTACCATTGCTTTAAAGATCTCTATTCATTAATTGATAACTACTCTGGATGAGAATAACCAGTTTCTGGATCAACAGTTTTCTTCAAGTAAAAGTTTATATTTGACTGAATATAATCCATCTTCTATATAGTTGATGGTCTTAATCCATGATTAAACTATGTATCTGGATCTTGATAATTATAAGGAGCACTTAATCTTTCTAAGTAATACTTTAACGTGTATTGTCTTTCATAAATATCATCCTTTATAGACTCTACTTCTTTTAGATACTTTATAAATATAGACGTTTCGTAATCATCTTCATCATAAGCATTTCCTCTATCAGAACTTCTTACATATGTATTAAGATCGTCGTCCCATATATAATGAAAACCATATGTCTTATCAAAATACTCATGTAGTTTCTAAATCTAACTCTAAAAGTCGTGAAGAGCCTATCCGTAGTTTCGTTCACGTATAAAGTTACCGCTTGGGTATTTACTTCCGTTCTCGTCAACGATATACTCTATCATCTTCTTCTACCAATTTGGACTAAGAGAATTAACAGGATGTCTAAATATTGAATTCAGTTTGTAATACTATGATAATATCTCATTAATCTTTGGTAGAACCTCTACACGTGTTTTATGTTCAGATATTTGTATCATATGGAACACCTACTTGATGATAGGATTATCAACCTATGAATTATTCATTACAAAAGCCTTAAATGAAGATATATCTTCGTGCATCATATTTCTATGAAGCCAATCTTTAAGAACTTCTTTCATAGTTTCTTTATCCTAATTCTCAGCAGTAACATATTCATCAACATACTTATCAACCAACTTGTCAGATACAGTATATAGTGCACTCTTGTATAACTTATTAACATTATCCAAAGTCTATCTAAGCTCTTTAAGATTTATAGCATCTTCTGGAGATAAGTCCCAAGAATTTATTTGACTAAATATCTTATCCATCAAAGCGTTATAGAAGCGAATATTGTCTTTGTATAGTCTATAAAGAGACTCTGTAGATACGTTTGAGAATGGCTCTTCTGTCTAAGAATGCTTGTATAGATAACCTAAAACTGTATTATAGTTCTATGGTTCAAGTGTCTAAGCATCAAATACTCCCATAGTTTGTAGCGCAAACTTTATAGAATTTGATAATGCTGTAGCATCATCTTCTTTATTTAGGGCAGTTAGTCTCTCATGAATTTTATTCCACTGAATAGTCTACTTTTCATTTTTATTACGCATCTTTGCATATGTTTTGTCCAACGCTTTGAACATATTGAAAAGTAGCTTTCTTCTACGAACGGATTCAGACTCTTGGTTGTTTGATACATTCTTTCTCTTCTCACCATCATTCATTCTACTTATGTTAAAGATAACGTTCTTCTACATAAGTATATCTGTTAGATCTTTAAATGTTGCAAAGTCCTATATATCACCAACTTCTGCTACAAACTTATCTATATCACTTCTAAATGGTAGTACGTTCTTGAAATACTTTGTTATAGATATAAATACCTTCTTAACAAGAGACTTTAAAGTTTTGTTTCTATCTAATGCAGCTGTAGAGTAGTATCTTGCCAATACTTTAGTAATTAACTCTTCTTCTTGATTTAAAGCTCTTCCAGCATCATCAACATATATCTACTAAACTTCTTTAGAAAGCGATTTAAAGGCATTTCTAGCCTCTCTAAGGAGCTAATTATACAAAGATGGGTTATCATGCTTGATGTTATAAATAAACGTGTGTAAGAGCTCTTCTGCGACTATTTCGGTAGTAACTCTACCACTTCTTAGATATACAGTGTTACCAGTAACCATAGCATTGTCAAATACAGACATACCTACTGGTGATGGATCAGATTCTTCTATCCATTGTACATTAAACTTAATGCTAAATACTTCGTTTAGGTTATTTATAATATCATCTATCTTCTGCCTGTCTTTTATCTAAGTTTGTTTAAGATAATCAAAGTTGTCAGAGCTTTCTTTATAACTAAATCTTTCACGACCAGTTTTCTCATCAGTCCAATGACCAAGCTTCAAACCAAACTTATTGTCAAGTATTTTTTTAATCTTACTTGCAGCTCCTTTTCTTACAGACTTTGGATACTGATTAGAATAATCTTCTGCAAACCTAATAATAGATCTAATGTCTCTATTGTTACGACTCTTTGGTTTTAAGTTATCCTCTATGAACTTTTCGTTTATAATCTTGTCGCCGTTTTTATCTACATCTAAAGACTTGTCTATAATAGCGTAAGCCTTAAGACGTATGGCATCTTTTCTATTACCACCAGTAGCAACAAGTAATTTATCAAATAAGACAGAATGAGCCCCATTTGGAGCTCTATCTATCCCATTTCCATTATTAGCTGACCAAATATGATAGGCAGCCTTTTCGCTTGTAGCTTGTACTATTTCATTAAACTCCCTCGCTACATCGGGATGTTTTAAATTAGGACATATTATCATAATTAATCAGTTTTATTATTTTTACAATGATCCATATTAGACTAATCAAACTTAGAGTCATCAAACATCTATTCATCATTAAAGGTGTTTTCGTATACTTGCTTAATAGCATCTTTACCATCGTTGTTTAATTCACGAGTACCAATACCTGCAAAATTCTTAGTAAGCTTAGGAATACCGCTAAATACTTGCCATTGACCATTGATATTAGAGAACCATTGCTTTCGTACCTAATCATATACATATACAGGCTTATTATTGTCTATAGCCATCTAAACAGTCTATCCAACATTACCGTCTACCACACCGTTCTTAAGATGTCCTACGGCAAATATAGCGTCAGCATTCTAAACTTGAGTTTTAGCTTCATTACTATAACTCTATGACATAACACCATATTTTTCACCAATTGCACCCCAGTAAGAATCAGAACCAACAGCTCCGCCAGAATGGTTTACATATTTACTCTACTTTGGACTTTCTGTTTCTTCATCAAGTGTAGTATCTTTGGTAGCCTATTCAACACCTTGTGAGTCATCACGTATTATATGATCCTAAACGTCTCCTTTTATACTACTCCATGTCTATACCTGCTTTTCTGTTAAAACACTCTAAACCTAAGGGCTTTCTAACCACATTTGATATGTAACTGTCTTATCTGGGTTATCAAGAACATCTTTAGCGTAGTCTAAATAACCGTAAGCTAAAAGCTTATAATAAGTATAAACCTAAGCTGTGTTTTTAAACTGTTTTATATTATTCTTCTCTTGAACCTATACTGGACCAGACATGTAATTATACTCTTCTCTTACATAATCATTATAATCAATAGATATATCGCCAAATTTAATTTTACCATCTTGAGATATAAAAGGATCGTCGATACTTATGTTTGCAATTGCGTTTAACTATGATATCTTATTTATCTTAACGTTATTGGCAGAGTATCCTAAATTAAAATGATATTCATAAATATCACCTTGTTTAGTATGAAAACCTTTAGGTTGTATAAGCAAATAAATAGCAGTTCCAAAATGATCAGAATAAGCATATAGCTAAAAATATCTATCAACACCATCTACATTCTTTATTACTATTTCATTATGAGAATCGGTTTCTACGACAAGAACGTTTTTAGCTTTCTTATCAAAGAAGTAATATTTCTAATCTTTAATTTTTCTTATTACTCCAGATTTTGTTCCCATATTAAGTATGATAGATTTTTCGTCTATATCCCAACTATTATTATCTAATACATCTTTAATGTATTTTCCAATATTAAAATTAGGATCAACCTAACCAGAAATAAATTCGTACGGTATATACTTAGCTAACTTATTCCATCCAGAGAAAGAACCACTTGTTAAATATGCATACATTACAAGATCTTTTGCAAAGTTTGCAACATTCTAATCTTTATCATTCAACATATCTAACCAAGCATCAGCAACTAAGTCTGTAGAAGTTCTACTTCCATCAAGATTATCAGATAGTTTTAAGAATACAGGTTGTTCTACCTTTTTACCATTTGTAATAAGATCATGAGGAACTTCATCAAAATATAATTGTTGTAATAAGAAGTTCTTTTTCAAATAAGAATATTTAGGATTGTTCTGTATATGATAATTTAGCATATTCAATCTTGCTGGTATACTATAAGCTCCAAAGAACAAATTATGCATATACTGATCATCTTTACCCATATGATTTCTTATATAATCAACTATATACTTCTGATTTATCTAAGTTTGCATATGATTTGATATAGCGTTTAACTATTTTTCATTAAAGTAATCACCATATATACTTTTTGCAATTCTTATAACATCATTCTAAAAATGTGGATTTGCATTGAATGATATTCTACCAAGTATCTTTGTTGGCAACTTAATAGCATTATATGTTTTTGAATCTATCCAACTACCTTTAAGAAATCCTTCTAAAGATTGTCTATCAAAAACATCAGAACGCTAAAGTTCAAGATATTTCTATAAGTAAATCTATTGTTGTAATATGGTCTTACCATGCTTTCTTGTATCAATCTTTGTAAGACTTACAAGATTAGCTAATTGTGTTGCATATATGTTAATAAAGTTAAACATTGCTAATACATCTAACTATTGTGTTGGACTACTAAGATTTTCTAATACATTATCTTTAAGCGTTTGGTTATTTTCATCCATCATTAAAGACTTATATATAACAACAACCTATTCTTTACTAACTTCAGACAATTGCTTTTCAGTAAATCCATATTTTGTATAAATTGCTTGATATTTACTTCTTAATGCTCTATTTGGATTGTCATATTGCAAATAGTTGTTGTTAACTTCGGCATAAGCTTCAGCCATATCTTTGATTATAGGCTAACACATAAGCCACAATGCCTTCTAACCAACACCCATACGACTTAAGAAGTTAACCATATTATAAGTATATGGATTAACATTTAGTCTACTAATCCATGGGTCTTTTACAATATCAACGTGAGCATTTATAAATCCAGACATCCAAGAAGCTATAGGGTTACCATTATTGTCAAATAGCTTATCAAGTCTATCAAGACCAATCTGTGAAAGAGTGCTTGTATCTCTAAATCTAAGTTGATACAATCTTGCTAACTCATGGTTTGTTACATTCAATGCAAATGGACCTATACCTTTCTTACCAGTAATATAGTCATTTTTTCTATTAGTCTGCTCATGTAGCGTACCAAAGTTATAAGACTCATACTTAGTATTTTCTGGAACAGGTAAAGCGTCAGCTATACTCTTTGATAACTCAGTATCGTTGTCAATAGACTTATATAAGAAGTGTATAGAATTGTCTATATCTCTAAGCAATGTTTGCATTACATCTATAATACTATTCTATAACTATTGCTCTCTATTTAATTCCTATTTCTTACCATGCTTAAATCCTAAGTTTTTAGATACCAAATACAAGTGGTCAATGTCGAAGTCAGAACCAGTAATTTTTGTAAACTCTTCTGGTAGAATGATTGCAGCCTTTGTAGCTGGAACTACATCTACGAATTTAAGCGCATGTATTGAAGATTGCGCCTGAGTAGGAATACGATAACCTATTGTTTCTGATGTAGAGTTCTCTCCAATTATATCGTTATCAATAAGCCATTGTCTTGCCTCATTAAAAGATAATCCATGTGGTAATAAACTTTCAAAGAAATCTATACTAACAACAGCATCCATAGTTCCTTCAGAATTAATCATCTGTAATCTCTTTCCACCATTTACAGATATATCCATATTATTATCACTCTACAAAGAACCATCTTCTATAGCGAATACAGATCTCTGTGTAAATGATGTACCAGGTAGATTAATGTCAATAATGTCTTTATTGATCTTTGATATAAGGATACTTTCTACCCAAGATGCATTTCCTACTGATGAAAGAGGGGTACTAAACTCTCCGTTATCATCAAGCTCTACTGATTGTAATACAGCTTTACTAACACCTCTTGTACCTAATTGCTCTTTTAGATATTTGCTAAGCTTCTTGTTGTCAACGCCTTTATTTTCATCTCCGTCTATAAAGAAGTTCTCTATTATCTTATCATTTCCAATAGCAGATATTTCTTTTATGGCTTCCATCATTTTAGTTAACAACTCAGAACCTTTTACGCCATTGTATGATCTATCTAAACGTAAGTTTTGGAGAACAATCTTAACCATCTGAGTACCAATAGCCATCAAATCTCCTTCTTCTGGATCAGTATTAAGCTGATTTCTAAGATGGTCATATCTCTGAACATACTTATTAAATGGACCGCTGAATTTGCTACCGTCAAACTTAATAGCTCCAATAGAACCAACCTTAACAGCAGAGCTCATAAGCATCTAATCTACTCCCTGCTTCAACATTTCATTATAGATAGTATTCATTCTACCTGTTGCTAAACATGGGAATATTGGGAATAAAGCAAACTTATCATAATAGTGAACAGCTACATTTGATGCAGTGTTACCATTTATAGAATGTTCGTGTATTCCATAAGCAGTATATTTAGTAGCAACAATATTAACAGCATTATATACTAATTTATAAGCATCAGCTTTATCCATCCACGAATACTTTGTGTCATCGTTTGTAAGTATTTCAAAAGCTTTAGCAACTTTATTAGTATACTTTCCTTGCATTCTAATAAGATTTCTACACATATCAGCAGTAATATAAGACGCACCGTCAGCAACGTTTATATCGTCCTTTAAACCGTCTGAGAATCGCTTAGCATCAACCAATGCCTTCTCTAACAATCTTACTAACTCTTCATTACCCTTACCATCATGCTTTATATTATCAAAGTCAAACTACTTAGCAGCTTCGATAAGATCTTCTGGATTCTCTTTGTACTTTTCGCTATGTTCGTTATAAGCTGTTTCATAATCACCTGTATAGTTTGAATAGATATCTCTTAGAAGAGAGTTCTTAAACTTATCATCAAGACTACTTATAACATCAGCTTTTGATGACACTTCATAATCCTTACATTCTGCACAAGTATATTCATCTCCAACACCTGGTAACTGATTAATATTATCATCTCCAGTAGAAACCATACCACCAAGACGTTTCTGTAAGTCGAATGTACTATCTTTAATTCTTCCATTCTTAAAGTCATATGCTACTTTAAATAGAGCAGGATGACCAGAATAACATCTGTAGCACTCTTCAGAACATACTATAGACTTATTTGTAATATCAGATAATATCATGGCTATAGCTAAGCTTCTTGCAGCCTACATTCTTAATGCCTTCTGATAAGGATTTACTTCCTTTCCTGGAGTTTCTGGCCAATTCTACTGATACGTGATAGACTGTAAAGCGGCTATCTGATTTTCATCAAGAATATCAGAATCTAAATTAAATATAGAATTCTTATCTTCTTTACCTACCTTTATCTATCCAGTCTAAAAATCAGTTAAATCAATTCTCTTTACAATACCTAATCTTTCAGCGTTCTCTATAGCGTGTTTTGTTTGTACAGCTAAAGTTAAAGCCATTCTATCTTTTCTCTCCTAAAGTGGTAAGTCAAAGAACTCTTGATTAGCTATTCTTAAGTTTTCAGCTGAAGACTTGTTTGGATCATTTATGTAAACCATTTCTAATCCATTTTCAGTCTACTTATATATCGACTTTAATGATAAGAATCTTGTTCCATTTGGTTCAACATTACCTTTCTGTGTGTGATAGTTAACAATCTTCTCTGAGTCTGTAAGTACATGTAAGCCTTGCTTTTCATAACCTGGTATATCTTCATATCCAAGCTATTCCATTGCTTGCTGTATTCCCAAACGTTCTGTATCAGCGTATTCAAGCATCTATTGTATTAAGTCGTCAGATGGTCTAATAAAGTACTCATCACCGACTTTCATCATACTTCCATAATTAGACGCCTATACTGTTTTGTTTCCGTTTTCATCATTACCTAAAGAGAACTGCATTCCTGGCAGTGTTAAACCGCTCATCACTACATATGTACTCTTATCTGATAATGTAGGGAATACGAAATAATTCTACTGTAGCATTGACATCTTAGCCATATAATCCTACACAGTAGTTTGATCATTATAAGCACTACCATTATCATTAAAGTTATCAGTCTTAAATCCAATGTACGTGTGAAGCTTTAACTCTAAGTCTTTTTGATTCAGGATCTTTTTAAGTATCATAGATCCTCTATTTATTCCATCACTATTAACTACATTATAATCAAAGCCTAATGTAACTTTCAATGTTGGATCTTCTGGATCATTTGAATTAAGAGCTTGTGTTATATGAGATATAGCATTGTTTTGTGATATAGTAAATAGTTTTTTACCATCAAATGACAAAGCCTGTTTGCTAACAACATTTCTATTTCTCATACTCTTATACTTAGCAAGCATTGATATAAATCCATTAGTAGGATACATATTCAATACAAGTTTCTGATCAATGTTACCATTTTTATCAACAACAGAACTTAATGTATTTATAAAAGAGTCTATAGAATTTAAACCTCTACTGTTCAACAACTGGAATAACGCTTCATTATATACAGAGCCATACTTCTTAGATAACATGTAATCCAAATCAGCTTCATTAAACATGATACCGATATTGTTTAATGCTTTTATAAAGTATTGCTTTATAATCTTAAAGTCAGATGGATCATTGAATGTATATGTATTACCTTCAAGCTCTATCTATCCATTATCAAGACCAGACTTTTCTCTTAGTTCATTTATAAAGTTAGCAGTCTTTGAGAATATATCATTTCCATTAGTACCGCCAAATCCATCATTGAACTAAAGATTGCCATTTACTTTAACTCTATTAAATACACCAACCTATCCATTTACTAAGAATGTATTCCAAGATCTTGGTATAACCATTTGATCTCTTTCCATAGAAGACGCCTTAATATCTATCTGCTTACCACTATCTTGAGATATAGACTTAGCGAATATATAGTCTATCTATTGACTCTAAACAGCTTGTAATAGTTGTATAGCAAATGATTCTTTGTCATAGTTAACATCTACAACATTGCCTTTTTCGTCATACTTATACATTCCGTCTACTATCTTATGTAGTTTAGCGCTAAGCTACATATACATAGGATCGTATTCTGATGCTTTAGCGTCGATACCTCTTACTAAATCATATATATTATCAACATCACCTAAATCATCAACAATTGTATTATATACTTGCTTCAAAGGCATAAATGTAGGCTCACAGAACTCATTCAAATCAAGATCGTATACTAAGTATTTTTTACCATTCTTATCGGTCTATACATTTGAATAAACAAGCGTAGACAATACAAACTTTACACTCTTTGATACAGAATCTAACTTATCAAACTCGTATGAAGCTCTGTCGAACTTGTCAATATTAGCTTTCTGTATAATATCATCAACATCATTATTATCTTCTGGATTTTCTTTCAATCTACTTCTAACATCTCCAACTATTTCATTACAGTAATCTGCAACTAAATTTTGGATAGCAGCAAATTTAGGATATACTACAACTTTCTCAGTCTTTAAAGTAGTAAGACCATCTTTTGTATGTTCTACTTCTCTTGTATGAGTTTCAGCTGTGAATATCTCTCTAAACGCCATGTTTATATAATCAGGTTCAACACCTGGCTATAAATCATATCCGCAAAGTCTATCAATGGTTTTTTGTGGTAAGTTTCTAAGAGTATTGTTATCTATAACAATTCTATCTCTTGATCCAAACTCAAGGTTCTTGTTTTCAAGTATGTTAAAAGCAAGAGCTCTTACCATCTCATTAACATCAGAAGAGTTGTTTAGATATTCAAACTCAGCAGACTTCTTAGTATCATTATTTGTAACCTTATAGTAAAGTGTATCACCAAATAACTTATTAAACCTATCCTTCTTTTCCTTACTTATCTTAGCATTAGCGTACTTGCCTTTATTTGTATCTCTATACAGCTAAAATAAGTTACGAAGAGTCTTAAATCCATAATTTCTTCCAACACCAATATAGAAGCCTATAGTCTTAAATAGTGGCTTTATCTTAGAGAAACCTTTACTTTCTTTAAAGCTCTACCAATTAGACATATAGTCAACAAACTGATCTGCTAAACCTTCAGCTACATCTCTATCAGATAAAGATTTTCCATTGTAAGATCTATAAGAGTCGTACAAAGACTATCTTAGTTTATCATCTACACATAACTCTAAAACCTTATGGAATGCCTCATGATAAGCTGTAGACATTGGAGCATATCTTGATAACTTTATAAGCTCTGTGGTACAAACACCTATAGCAGCCTAATCCTAAGTAATCTATTCAAGATACTTTTCATGCTCTTTAGTAAATTCAACTCTACCATTTGAGCCTAATACTTTGTCAAAATAGCTCTAAACACCATTCATATAAGCAGCTTGTTGAACAGTATTTCTATCATTAACAATGTTAAGAATGTCGCTTATTTCAAACAATCTACCATTTCTTTCAGATGATATCTTTTGAATTTGCTCTATAGTATTTACAACCCTACTACGTCTTCTATCTTGAACAGCTTGACTTGGCTTAAAGTTTTCTTTAGAATCAACACTTGGTTTAACCTTATCTTCAAGTCTAAGATTACTTATATTTATCTATCTATAGCCTAAAGACTTAGCTCTTGTGTATATTATACCATTTCTAATCAAATAACCTAAGTATGTAGAACCAATAGTACCATCATCATTCTTATGAGTAATATCATCTCTATTAAATGATAATCCATTAGGAAGTGTTATATGCTGTTTATCATTGCTGAAAGCATTTGAGATCTATCTAAAGAGTACATTGTCAGAAGAAGATAAGTTCTAATTAAGAAGTGTAGCGTCAAAATGTAACTGTTGCTTAGAGATTATACTCTGTAAAATTGGAGCGTCTTTAAACACATTGTATGAATTTTGTCCTATTTGAATATTCCCGCCTTCACCAAGTACAACCATATTATTTATATTGTTATATTTAGAAAGTTTCTTCTTGCTATCAAATACATAAAGCATTTGCTTTATCATTGATAATGTGTCAAATCCATCTATGTTATTCTGTCCATTATAATACTTCTATAACAACTCTACAACATTCTTAGCTCTACTATCACCGATTGTTTGAGCATTAAATGTAACACCTATTTTATCATTACCAACTTTATAGTAGTATACAATCATACCGCTACTTGTCTTAAGCACTTGTTTAGTAAACTTATCATCAAATCTACCAAGTGTCTAATCAAGATTATCTCCAGTTGATACATTGTACATTACAACACCAGTCTTATCATTTGTTACAAACGTGGTAACACCAATACCGTCTTTTGCTGATAATTTTATAGTGTACAAATCATGCTTATTTTGCTCATTAGCAAATACAAAGCTATCACTTATATTTATCTGACTACCTGGAGCTGAATACATAACAGAACCTTTGTTTGTAGTTACATCAAAAGCAATCTTCTTATCTGGATGTCTTTTAACGTAATCAGCCATAGCTAAATACTTCTTCTAAAATCTCTTTCTTCCTTCATTTATACCAGAAAGAATCTCAAGATCTCTCTCATCAGCATTTGGGAAGTTACTTAAGTCATCATGGAATGATAATTCACAGAATCTTCTTTTATTCTCTTTCTTACTCCAATAGTTAACACTAAGCATAACTTGTCCATTCTTAGTATAAAGATTGAATATAGTATGCTTATTGTCATCTGTAACCTCTTCGTTAGTTTTATAATCATCAAGGAAGTCTCCCTGTGTAGACATTGAGTAGTAATGACCATTACTTCTCATATCTTTAAAAGATGGAGAAGTCTTTGTAGATCCGCCATATCTATCAATATGTCTAACTGGCATTCTTTGAATTCTCTCAGCTTCGGTTATTGCAGCAGTATCATACTTCTCGTCTGGCTCAATACTATACTTGTAGTAGAAGTCTTCATAAAGCTTATTACCTTTCTATACTGCTTTGCTTAACAGAATCTTTAAAGGTTCTTCTTGCATTTGCTCTACATAATTAGCAGCGTTGTCAAGTAAGACTTTAAAGTGATTAGTAAATGCACTACTATAGAACTAAATTAATGCTTCATCATTTGATATATCTTCTAACACATGCTCCTCTAAAGTATCTATCCATGTTTTAATCTGGTTAAAATACTGTAAAGCTACAGGAGTATTGCTATCTGATGTTGGTTTATCAAACTGAGTAAGCCACCACTTAGGTATGAATAAAGACTTTTTGCCAAAAACTTCTTGATTTGATACAACAAAATCAATTGCAGAAGTAACAAGTTGCTGTTCAGCTGTAACATCTATCTCTCCAGTTTCATCATTTAGTAAAACATAATTTATAGATAACTGAGCTTCAGCTATAGCCTAATACAATCTATTTACATTCTCAATCTCTTGTATATTAGATGGCTTTAAACTTGGAACAATGCTTAATATTCTATCAAGTTGATGACAATTGTCTTCCATCTATTGATAAAGAGCATCCTGACTTTCTCGCGCTTCCTAAAGATAATCAAAGTCTATACTATCTATTATAGCTTGCTCTTCACTTGTTTTGTTCTATACATTTTCGCTTAATCTCTATTCTTGCTGATTCAATAGCTCTTTAATATTGTCGATAGCTTGTTGTAATTGCTTTATGTAGTTTTCGCTAAGCTATACATCATTGAACTATTGTAATTGTAAGTATTCAGACTTTGAATTAAGCTGATCATTTATACCATTATATTCATCTATAAGTTGTTTAGCCTTTTCTTCATTCTCTTTAAGCTTCTTCTGCTTTTCTTGTTCGCTAAGACGAAGATCTCCATCTTTAAGTAACACAGAACCATCTTTACCTTCTAATTGATATACACCTCTATCTGCTACTATTGGGAGAGTTGTTACTCTAACAACATTAAGATCATATGAGTTTTGTAGAATCTACTGTATATCTTGTAAATGCTCATTCTAAGCCTCTCTAAACGTCTATCCACCGTATACTCTTACTGGAGAATCAAACTTGTCTGATATCTTTCTATAGCCAGTTCTTACGTCAATTACAGTAATATTTCCGTTTAGATCCTTTAATACAATATCAACTTCAGATGATGCGTTTTTGTCGCTATCAAGCTTACCGAATACATTATCTCCTAAGTCTAATATTTCAAATCCAGAAGCAATTAACTTATCTCTAAATTCTGCTATATTCTGTACAATCTTAATAATCTATTCGTTCTTAGCATACTCTCCATCAATTCTTATAGGGTTGCCAAACATTATATCTCTAACGAGCTATCTGAACATCTTTCCATAGAACAAGCCTTCTGATTCATTTGTATTAGAAATTATAGTCTTAGCTATATGTTCTATCATTCCTGGGTATTCTCTATATGCAGAGAACAACTCTGAATTTTCACCTAAACCTAACTGCTTGCACAACTCTATGAATTTACTTTCATCATCTATAGATTCAGTAAGTCTCTATATGTAGCTATTAAGTACAGATTCGCTTATATGTATATCATTATTAGGATATATCTATATGCCGTCATCTGTTTTTGTTATTGTACCAGCGTAACTTGATAGTTCATTTATAACCTAAGATTGTTTTGTCTTTATAACTTCATTGATATCTCTTTGGCTTGCTTGTTGTTTTGGATCAATCTTTACTCCTTCTGATCCATATTTCATAACATCATCAATATTTGACAAGTTATCTTCGCTAACACCATTAAATAGCATTTTGCTTGATTGTTTTACATAGATGTTTCTAAGTAATGGCATATAGTCTTCTGACCACTTATCTCCCATTATGTCTTTAATGTCACTTACAAACTGCGATATCTTATAAGCACCTTGCTCTGACAATCTGATTAAGTCATTTCCTATATTAACAAGTCTATCTTGGAATGGTAATATAGTAGAGTTTAGATTTCCTTTCTTAAAGTTATTATATCTATTCTTTCTTCTTTGGAAATCTCTCTTAGCTCTTTCTTTTCTTTGCTGATACTTTCTCTTATTTTCAGCTAACTTAGAGTTGAGTCTTTCTTGTCTTTGCTGTTTAGTGTCTTCTACACTTTCTTCATTTGAAGCTTCATCTAAGTTACCTACAGTTGACTCCTAAGCAGCCTAATGATCTTCTTTAGCATCTTCTTCAGCTTGTTTACGTAGCTCATCATTATACTGTTCGTATAGCCTTACAGGAGCATCTCCTTCAACAACCTCTTCAGCTAACCAGTTAGTTGTATCTTGTCTATATTTAGTATCAATTATAGCATCAACTCTTTTTGCATAGCTATCTTTTGAAACAGCCTCATCATCCTAAATAGCATCTTCAACTTCAGAATTTTGCATCTCTTTCTCTATGGCTTCTTTATCACCACTAAGAATAGCGCTTGTGAGCTTATTAGAACGCTTCTGACGGGCTCTAAAGGCTGTTGGGTTATATACTACCTTTCCATCCTTATTCTTCACCATACCGTAATCAAACTGGCTTAAATAGCCATCTGTTACAGCCTTGTCAGCAGATAGCATAATGCTACCTATTATAGAATGTTGTAAACCATCACTACTATGCTTAGATACATCATCTATCTATTCGAGTGCGTTTAAAGCTTCTTCATCTGTAGATCCTAAGTCTACATCAAACTTCTTTAAATGCTCTTTAGCGTTATCTATATACTTCTGTACGTGACCATGTATAAGTTTAGCATCAGCTCTATTTGTTTTTAGACCTAACTTTTCAGATGCAAACTTAAAGTAATCCTCAATAGTATTTAGCTAAGCCTTTAATGTTAATGCAGCTTTTAAAGTATTAACAGCTTTGGTCTTCTCTTCTATATACTCGTTTATAGCTTCTTTACTACTTTTATCATTAGCGTCCTAAGCTTCTTGCTTTACATTTTTAAGGTGCTCTTTAAACTCTTCAGTCTCAGTATCAATACCAGCCTTTTTAGCACTTTCTATTTCAGCTTTTACAGCTTCGTGTCCAGCGTCAACATTTCTTCTGGATATTTCCATCTGATTGCTGACATCATTCAGATATCTATCAGCTACATCCTAAACACTCTTCTTAAACTCATTTGAACTATATTCAGCGTTTATAGACCTATCTATAGATTCTCTCTGTTCTGCATTTTCTTTTTGCTGGTCATACAAATTGTTTATATCTGCAACAGCGTGAGCGTATCTTTCTGTTCCGTATTTAATACCTTTAGCTTCAAGAGTAGCTCTAACGTTTTTGTTGTTAGCTGTAGCTGCAAGTTGATTAATATGCTGAATCTACTCATCATACTATTCTGCAGTATACATAGGAGACTCTCTTCTTGAATCATTCTACTTAGCATCCTGCAAAGCCTATATTAACTCTTGAGTTTTAGTATTTCCAGCAAGTTTAAATCCACCGCTTGTTATATGTTTAACAATATCGGCATTATTACTACGCTATATATTGCTAAACTCTCTATCCATTATAGCATTCTATGTAATGAAATCATTAGCTTTATACTGTCTATAAACACCTCTAATGTTTCCAGGTAATACCATACCCATAGGGTTCATGAAACCCATAGAGAATCCACCTTTTACATTTGACCAGAACTCTTTGTCATCTTTTAATTCAGAATCAGCTAAACCTAATACAGACAAATAAGCTTTAGCAACTCTTGAACCTTGAACGAAGTCATTAGCTATAATATCACCTATAGATGGTGCATTCCATCCATATTTCTTAGCAAAGTCTTCTTTAGAGTTTAAGTACTGAACACCTTCCTCTGCACCTTCTGACATAGCTGAAGCTAAACCTCTCGCAACAGTATTTCCAGTATATGCTAAAGCTAACTTCTGCCATTGTTTTTGAGCTATCTTATCATATATATGCTGGAACTTATACATAGCTCTTTCACCTATATCGTCAATAGCATGTCTAAGGTTTTCTGGAAGAGCTTTCTTTGCTAAGTATGTAGCAGCGTTTGCAGAACCAAGCACAGATCCTCCAACAACGCTTCCACCGTAACCAAAACCAGCAGACTCACCAATAGTAGAACCTGCGCCATAACCTTTCTTGAAAGCTTCTTTTAAAGATCTACTCTTAGCATAACCATTAGAATACTTTTCAACTTGACGAGCAGCATTAACAGCAGCAGACTCTGCGCTTTCTTCAGCGGCTCTTACAGCTAAGTTGCCAGCATCATCAACTACGGTCTTACCTAACAGATTCTTATAGATAGCTCTTTTTCCAGCTTTAACGCCATCCTTAATAGCAGTCCACGTTCCTTTTGCTAAAGGCTTTACTGGAGTAGCAAATTGCACTCCAAGCTGTACTGGCATTTCAGCCATAGTTCTCATGTTGTCTACATATAACTAAGCCTGTAGGCCTTTTGAGGCGTCTAAGACCATCTTATACATCTAAGGGCTATTGTTATGAGTTAAGCCAACATAGAAGTCCTGTAATACGTTTCTAAGAGACTCATCGTCATTTTTATTATATCTTGAATCTATCCATTCTTTACTTCTACCTTCAGACTTCCAGTACTTTATACTCTGATTCTTTAAATCATTTACAATGTCTTTATAGTGTTTATCACCAGTTGACATCTTAGATTTAATAATACTCATTGTAGTATCAAGTCTTTTATCTCCAGTCTCAACATAGTTTTCGTCAAGACCGCCTTTTACTTGCCAGTAAGATGATATTGCAGTTCCAATTGGAGCCATAACATTAGAAGCTCCATCTGTTACTGGAGATAAAGCTAAACCAGCTATTGTTGAACCATGTCTTATAGCATTCGCAGCAACTTGGTTTAAAGAAGAGTTTGAACTACCTTGCATTCCAGGCATTGTAAACAAATAATATCTTGGATCAAATAAAGATGCAGACTAAAACGCTTCTTCAGCTTTAACATATTCTTTTGAAGGTGTTAATCTATTAGATTGCATAAAGTCTTTAGCCTTCATATCTCTATTATAATCATCAAGATGTTCTTTGTTTTGAGCTTTTAGATCATTTATATAAGCCTTAGTAGCATTATTGTCAGTTCCGAAATTATCTTTTACAATCTTGTCATATTGTTGTAAATTTAATTTATTTCGTCTTTCCTACAATCTTTTTGTTGGATCAGGTTGTCCTGGAAGCGTCCATGTACTAAGCGCATCTGCTGTAGCGTCTAATACATAATTCAAGAAGCCTTTGTTGTCATTTACATAATTAGTCTTATAGATATTATCAAGTTGTTCAGCTTCTTTCTTTTTATTAAAGATATCCTAAGAATCTGCATTTAACTGCTGAAGATATTCATTTACAACCTATTTATCAGACTTTGGATCATTTAATAATTTGGAATACATAGATCTTTGGCGATTTATATCCTAAAGCATTCTATCATATTCTTTAACCTTATTATGGGCTTCTGCCATTCTAATTTTATCATTATTAAAAGATGCTTTAGACATCTTCTCTTCAGCATTACCGTCTATAGCATTTCCAAAGAATCTTGAGGATGTATCTAAAATAAATTTATCAACAACAGCAGCTGGTGCGGAAATTTTATCAAGAATAGTAGAGTTATCTGAATTTGCTATTTTATTATAGAGATCACCTAATTTGTTAAAATATTCACTACTTGCCTGATCTCTCTCAGCTTCCTATTTACGTAAAACCGCCTGACTCTATTCGTATTCTCTTCTATTTTTATCCTCCCAAAACTTTTTATCATCAAGTTTAGCTTTTCTTTCAGCATAAACTCTATTCATATTCTAAACGTTTTTTCTAACAGTGTTGTTAACAGCCGTATTAACGTTTTGTTTATTTAAAAGAGAGCTTTGGTTTGATGGGATATTTTTAGCAAACTATTTTACTTCAGAAAATGGTTGTAATATTCTTTTCTGAAATATATTTGGCTACCTAAATGGCACGCCTTTACCTTGTGTTAAAGAATTCTCCATAATTATTATTTCTTACCGTATCTATTATCTTTGTATGAACTTGGTCTTTCTTTTACTTCTATCATATATAATCCATCGCCAGCCTTATTCTACTTATAATCAGTCTTTATATTACCTTTACCATCTGTATATTTCTTTCCATTATACAAGTAACCAGATATATAATATTTTATACCCTTATCCTTTCCATGGTTTACAGCGTGTATCTAACCAGTTGGAGCAAACATAAGATTCTTCTTGTCTTTTGGAGATAAGTTCACTCTCTTACCACCATTATATATATCTTTGTGTGAGAATAACGCTTCACTTGCTTTTGCTTCTGGAATACTATATGCAAAGTTACCACTCTTTGTAACATTAGCTTTAAGACCATCAACTACTGGATCTATTTTTAAGTTATAACTATCCTTTGGTTGATATCCAATAAATGACTTACCATTCGTTCTTGCATCGTAGAAGATGTCTGTAGTTTTATTTTTATCTCCATTCTTTAGTCCGTCATAATAAGCTTTAAGACCAATTCTTGCAGTTTCATGTTGATTTCTAAGATTCTCAAGAGCTATATATTTCTGTAAATCCATAGCAGCTTTAGCTTTAGCAAGAGCCATATCATTATTAAAGTCTTGATTCTTAAGTGCAAATTTATCAGCTTTTCTTGCTAATGGAGTAGCTACCTAATGATCAGCAACTATTGCATTATCCATAAATCTACGATCAATCTAATCCTCTGTAGGATTACTTATTCCAGCTCTCTATAGATCTAACTTAGCTTGGTTTCTATGATACATATACAATGGATCACCTTTCAATCCAGGCATCCAGTTCTATAAGCTATCACGCATATCCTTTTCGCTTATACCTTGATACTCATAGTTTGGATCATACTTCATACCTCTTGACTCTACTTCTTCTTTTGTTAAGAGATGAGGCTTTATACCTTCAAATGTAGGATGTACATACTGTTGTAAGTTTTTGTAAGCTGCGGCACTTGGTCTATTCCATACACCATTCTTAATAGTATCCCAATTAAGTGGAGAGTTTGGATTATTAAATCTCTCATAATCTTCGTTATACTAACCTTTTGCTGCAAGATCGCTTATGCTATCTAAGTACTTCTAAGCTTGAACTGCAGAAGCTTTTAATTTTCCTATCTATTGTGTTGGAATGTTGTTTATATGCCTCTGCAACATAGCTCTACCTTCTGGAGATCTTAGAGGGTCTATACCTTTATCGTATAAACCCTTTATCAAATCCTAAGTAGAACCTATAATATTTTTATTATACCAATCCATATCTCTTGATATTGGACTATAGAAATCATTATAATTCTTTTGGAATTCTTTAAATTCATTAACACCTTGCTGATACATATCTTTTGCAGCATTGATAGATGCTAACATTATCTAAGAATCATATAGATCTCTAACTGGTAGTTGTATCCACTAATCTCTTGAATATACCATAATTATTAAAACATATTATTCCACTTATAATAACTTATAGGTGGCATTTGTGTAAAATTAGTAATATAATTTGCTGGAGTATACGCATAGTTTTCAACATTTGTAGTTGGATAACCATAAGTTCTAACAGCAGTTCTTGTAGGTACTGTTGTATATACAGTAGTAGTAGCGTTTTGTTGTTTATCATAGTATTTACGCATATTCTCTCTATCCATATTTACTTTCTGTTGATATAAACTCAACATTCCATTACCAGTCTTTCTCTTATACTCATTTGCAGCATATTGCTGTATATAATCCATAAAGTTTCTAATACCCATCTGCATACCCTATTGTCTTGCAGCATGTGCTTGAGAAGCATACTCTGTATTATACTGATTAGCTTGTTGTCTACGTTGTGCTGTCTAACTACCTAAATTAGAAGCCATCTCAGCCCATCTACTTCTATACTGATTATTTACCTCCTGTGCCTTCTGAATAGTATCAGCTATATTCTGTTGAGTAGAAACTCCAGCAGCTACATTTGCTAAGTATTTCTAAGCTCCACTTAAACCACCAGCTCTATTGATATTATATCTATTCATGCTGTCTTGGTCGTAAATCTTCTGCATTGCTCTATAAGGATTTACTCTAAGTTTAGCCATTTCATTTAATGCTGCTTGTTTATATGGATTACCAGCATAAATATCTGGAGTGTGAATAGATTGGTTCTTAGCGTTGAAATACTAACCAACGCTTGACAACATTCCGATTCCCATAGGAACTGCATTGCTCATCCAGCTTGCTGGTTCTATGTAACCATAATTTGATCCGTTATAACCACCTTCAAATCCAGGTAAATTTCCTTCTGTGTACATTTGTCCCTATTGTTGATGTTGTATAGCCTATTGGTCAGATAAATCTTTTAACTTATCGACTATTGGCTATTTAATTTTATTAACTTGTTCCTACTGAAATTTATCACTATCCTAACCAAGTCTGCCTCTTAGTTTATTTAGTTTATCATTAGTTCTATTCTCGTATTTCTTATTTATCTTTTCTAAAGCTAACGTATATGGCATAGATTGATCTTTAAATGTCATCCCATTTCTCCAATCTATGTCCTATCCAAGAACTATTGTATTATTCTATAAGTTAGCAAGATTAGTATCCTTTCCTGGAGTTCCTGTTTTTACAACATGCCCAGTTGTATTACTAACGTCATTTATGTTATCTATAATACTTTCACCAGCAGCTACTCTTGCATTAGGATTAGCATCTGTCTTTCCTAAAGATGTCAATACGTCTCTACTTGAAACATTTTCAGATCCTTTATATCCAGCATCTTTTCCACGCTTAGCATATAAAACATCATCTTGCGTAGTCCCGTTTTCATTGTAATACTGGTTAGCTATATAGTCAGATTGAGCTGCAGATTGATTATACCCATTGATATTTATACCTCTGATACGAGCTTCTTCAAGACGTCTCTACATCTTTCTCTTTCTATGAGCACCACCAAACAAACCAGTTATAAAGCCTCCTACAGCACCGATAGCGCCACCAACTACAGATCCAATTGGGCCTACAATAGATCCTACAGACGCTCCTAAAGAAGCTCCAGTAGCTGTAGTTTTTAATGTAGCAGCTTGACTTTCTTTTCTTACTTCAGTTAACTGCTTATCGTAGTCTACATCATTAACTTTCTGGTAACCATAACCAATTCCATTTGAATACGAAGTTCCAGATTCATCTAATATATTACTTGCACTTTTAACTCCAGCAAACGCATTACCAATACTGCTTCCGAATGCAATACCAGACGAAAGTATATTACCAGCATTTCCTGCAAGTCTACCTCCAATACCAGGTCCTGGATTACTAATTGGCTATCTATATCTTTCTAATCCAGTTGGGATTCTTACACTTCCAGGAATACCTACTTGGTTTGCTAAATTAGAATTCTGCCAAAATGGAGTATAACCTCCTGGAGGCAAAGCCATTCCATTTGTACCAGTAGCAAATCCTGGAAGATACCTATAATTTATTCTTTTATTTCTTAACTCCATAATGTTCTAAATTTAGTTGTTATATAATGTAGTCGCACGTCTTCATACTTAGCTTCACCATTAACTGTACAATATGTTGATTTTCCTCTTAATCTACTACCATATAATTGGTTCAGCTAATCTGGATTAGTCATTCTTGGTATAGCGTATCTATAATCATAATATCTATTTGATATGTCTTTAGAAGGTTCTACATTTCCTGTACTACACTTTATGCCATCGTTTACACTATATGAAGCATAAAACTATTTTGCCATGCTTTCTGTTGCTCCGAATCTAACATTATCAAATACTTTCACAATATTAGGTTCAGCATTAACAACATAAACAAGTTTAAAATCAATATTTTTATTAAACATTGTATGATTATTACCACTAAGAGAATCTATATAACCAGTATAACTATTTGTAATACCATTAATATCTCTACTTTCGGTCTTATTTGCTATAAATGTATCATACTTACCAATTATACTATCACAGTGTCCACCATAACTATATTTAGATATAAACGCTTGTTGTAATTCATTAAATACAAATACACCATCTTTTGATGTAAAGTATACTTCATTATATCTTGGATCGGTTAATACTTTGTACCTGATAATCTAATACTAATCATCTGTTCTGTATTCTTTAGATACTACTGTGTTTATATTTTTAGTAATTGATATTTGTTTATAGTCACCACCACCATTATACTGACAGAACACTGTATTAAAAGCGTCTATCCAATAAAGAGATTGTGTTGTAATGGCATATGCAAATACATTATCTTCAAGTCCAGATGTTGTAGACACATAATCATATCTACTTAATAATCCACCAGATCCTAATAAAACCTCATGATTATTATTATCAGTAACAGCTGTTCTTTCATTAACAGAGAATGCCCCAAATGACTTCTCTTGCCAGAACATAAGATTGTTTTTAAATCTCTTTAATCCTGTTATTTTACCATAATTTGGATCAACATCAATATAATTTGCAGCTTTAAAGTTCTACCAAGAATCCTCTAATTCTCCGTTTTCTTTCTTTTCAGAATATCTACATCTATATGGATAAGCCTGCTTGTCTTTTGTATCATATGATATTGTAGAGTATTTCTAACCTATTGTCTTAGTTAGACTATAAGCTGTATTATATGTATACTGAGGAAGTGCCTGTTTAAATACTCCATCTACATTAGCTGGCTCTTCCTATATCCAAGAAACGTTTACATTATTAGTATTTCTACTAAACTTATAACCATGATCAATATACATATTAATAGAACTTTCTACAGGTATTGAATACTAAACATTCATAGTAGTCAATAATCCAATAGCTCTATTTGATACTTTATGGGCTGAAGTGTATTCAAATGGACCAATGTAAGTATCACCATCGAATACATCTATATAATTATCAATATTATTATTAAACTCTTTTATATCAGAATAACTATAATATTTACTATTATCTTTAGCTACTTTTGTATAGCCTCCATATGGAGTACAATTTCTTGTAATGTTACATAAAAATGTTCCAAACGAACTTGCGTTTAGATAAGTTCCAGTTACTTGATTATTGTTAGAATCTCTGTATGCATATTCGTGTATTGAATTGTTTTTAAAATCTTCATTAGTTTCATTATAATAAGGATCAGTTATTTCTTTTGTAGTAAACGTACCGTCTGATACTTTTTCAGACATAGTTAAAATATTATCAGTTCCAATCGTTTCAGTTAATATTTTATCATTCTTTGTTAATTCTTTCTTTAATTTACCATCTATTGTAAATAACAAAGACGTACCACCAAGTGCATACATTGCAATGTTGTTTAAATGTATATCGTTTTTTCTAATACCTTTTGGAGTTTCGTTATATGCTCCCCAACATACAACATTACAAAAACCATGTTCTCCAACTAAGTTTAGTTTATCTGAAAATTTCTATTCTGTTTTATCATTCTTAACTTCAAATAAATCATTCCATTTTAAAGACTCTGAAACCTATTTACTATTTATGCCATATTGATTTTTAACATCATGTTTAACAATTTCATATCCAGCGAGTTTATCGTCTTGTGTTACATAATATGTATTGTATGGGTTTAATGGATCGTTATCGCCAACAAGTATACTATTAGACTAATTGTATAGTTTAAAATACTGATATTTTATTCTCTATACCTATTCTATATTAGAATCATCATTACGATATACTTTAGTTTGCAATGCATTGTTTCCAGGCATCACTACAGAATATACACAATTTCTCATTAACCAATCGTGAGTATTATCAATGATAGCGTAATTTACCCCAAATATATTACTTAACTAATTATATATATGTAAGTTATTATATAGAAATGCATTTTTTCTAAACTTATCATTATTATCGAAGTCTAATACAACATTATTCTTCTCAATTGGTTTAAATGGAGAAAAACTATAATTATTTGAAGTTCCTTTAAAGCTTATAAATTTTGTTGCATTAAAAGGCCAGTACTCATTTTCTGTACTATCTGGCTAACCGACAATATCAATTCTCTACTTAACAGAATTAACATCTGAATTAAGAGAAAATAAATATCTTAATATATCTAATTTTACATTACTTTTATCAACAAAGTCAACAATTGATTTATTAGTGTAAGAAAATTCTGGAGATATAAACTAAAATAGATTCTAATTTGAGAAGTTGTTAATTCTATATCTAACATCTACAGTGTACTAAACAAGAGGGACTATTAGGTGTACAGGATCTATGTTTAATCTATTTGTTGTTAAAAATCCACTTGGAGTATAATATTGATCTTTTTGTACAGAGTTGTCAGTGTACATTTTAATTACAGGTCTTGATATAACTCCCTAAGATATAATTCTAACATCATTAGATCCTCTATTACATCTTACTATTTCATAAGAGTATATACTATCATTATCTATGTCGTGTATTTTGAATTCTATACCTATTGGCATTACAGATAATTCCCTCTATCTAATACCATTTATAAATGTCTAAAATCCATCTATATATATATCTGGTACAGTTATATCAGCTATCCATTTTACTGAACTTGAAACTCCTTTTTTATCTGTAAATATAATTCCATACCTATAAGTTTCTCCTCTTCGTAAAGATAATAACGAACTGGCTACTATTGGATTTTGATAAGTGTCGTTCTTTTCATCTGATGTTCTGAACTTTGAAGCTTTTATTAATACTCCATCTTTTCTTATATAATATTTATAAGTATCACCACTGTTTTTACCTTTATTATTATATTTTATACTCGACGAACTTGTGCCATGTTTCTCATAATTTAACATTGAGGAATCAGCTGGTAATATTGTTGTTATAAATCTCCAATCTATATGCTTACCAGACCCACCATAGAACTATTCGCCATTATCATTTGGGAACGTATATAAACTCTGAAGTGTAGTACTACTACCATAATCTATACCATCTTCATTTTGAGTATAAGGATTCCAGCAGTCTTTTTCTTTAGTAAGTTCATCAAATTTTTCCCAATTGTTTTTCTTCACATCTTCTATAGCATATATATTCGAGCTTCCTGGTTTTTCATTTACATTTAAAAACTATACATATTCATTAGAACTTGCTGACATAGATACAGTATTGATATTATCAAAAGATTTATTAGTATCTCTATACTCTTTTATCTATGCTGCAAATAGATAATCATCTTTAGATTCTATAACTCTTGGTATCATATATAATCCAAACTTAGAATTAAAATCATTTGCAGATATTTTATTTATTGAGTTATTTGAAGAATCTAAATAATAAAAATAATTTTTCTCATCAGACTCTTTAACACTTTTAAACTTTCCATCAAATATTAAATCTATATCAGGAGTTTCAGAATTCTATTGATAATAAATTCTATATATCTTAATTAAGTCATAATTAGAATCTTTTGGAATCTATACTTTCAATTTGATTCCCATGTTGGTATAATCACCTTCTTTTGCACCATTAAATTCAGTAAAGTTATCTATAACATTAACGACATTAATTAATCTTGATAACGGAGACATTGATGTCTGCTACTTATACTTAGAATAAAACTAAAATGCGTATTGATTTTTACCAGCTTTAAGTGATCCGTATGTAAGTTCTGATATCTTTGGAGGCAATAAAGATTCAGATGAGTTAGTAGATATATCATTAATAGAAGTAGGAGGAGTATCACTCAGAACATCCATTATTAATATCTAATGAATTCCATCAGCTATATATAGTTTAATGTTATCAGAACCTTCTTGTCTACCTACAATGCTTAATCTATTTCTGGCAATTTTATTACCATATACATCTAATTCGTATATACCCCAATCACTACATGGGCCAAATATCATTTTAATATCTTCACCTGATATTGTTTTCTTCTCTAATGGAAATCTATATACACATATTACATTATTTATATCTTGTGTAAAGAAAATACCATACTGTCCAACTTGTGTAGTTTCTATAATCTCATCATTTATTTTAGTAGTAAAAATATTTTTAAAGCCATCTATAACTTTAAGAGACCCTGCAGCGCTTTCTTTATTGTTTACATATCTAAGATTAAGAGCATCTCTATACTGATCATTACCTAATACATGATCAGCAGCGTCAGTATTCATTCCTCCAGAAAATGTATTTGTCTATTCATTTTGTATTTTATTAGAATCCATTGTAATAATCATTATATGTTAACTATTCTTTACCAGTATATTTAAAGAACGTATCGTCTCCATCCCAATCTGGGATAAGTTTATTCCAGTCGTTCTTTATATTCTACATATCATCAGCAGTTGGCATCATAGCTTCAGCATAAGCTTGATTTCTATAAAAGTTCCATTGCTACTGTATATAGTTATAAATAGTTATATTAGCACTCTTTAATTTACCTCCAAGCTATCCTTTTAGAAACTTTGGAAAGCTAAGTTTCATATTTACATACCAATAAATAGCTTCTTGATAAGAAGTTAAATCTGGTATAAGAGGATAACCTCTTTCATCTGTAGCTATTGCTTTATAAGACAGTTTAACAAAACCATCTTTTCTATTAAATACTATCCAACCTGGCTTTATAAAGTATTCTGGTTTATCTTGATAGTCATGTGTATAAAGTAAATCAGAAAAACCATTAGTATGAGGTCTATTTATCTAAGCCTATACCGTTGGGTATTTATTCTACATCTATGGTAGTTGATTCTATTGCTATTCTTCTATAGTCATATTAGACTAACTATCATCCAAGACTACAACTTTATGCTAATTTCTATGTACACTTGGAGATTTAAATATAGACGTTTGTGTACTACATGGTACATATACTCCATCTTTTGAGTTAGAATAAGCTACACCATCTAAATGCACTAAGTCTGAAGGTAACGGTATCTAACAATCCTGTACACTAAATACAGAAACTCCGTCAACTCCAGACTGTCTACTGATATACTACATAGGTGCACCAATCTTATCTATGGCTTCAAAGATCCACTCTTTAATATCGCTAGTCCTCTATCTCGTTTCAGAAGAATCTAAATCAGCCATTATCTTAGCTATGACTGATTCACATTTTGTATACTTGTATATCATTTATATTTATATAATCTGTTTTATTAAAAATTAGCTTAGCCAGTCTCCTTTTATTAGCCCTAACTAAGCTTAATTGGTATTTGTATCTATCTGGAAACGTCTGAGGTATTTTAGACCAGTGTAGTCTAAACTTATACCCGTCAGAATGTTCGTTCAAATGGTATATACGTTTACCTAATTCTTTGCTAACTTTATAATCTACAGATAGTGATTTATCTGTGTAAGACTTAGGTTTATATTTACCTACTTGTATATAACCTAGCCCAAAAGGCATTTTAAAGCCGTCTGAGCCGTCTAATACATGCTTTAATATAATCTTACACATAGAGTCTAATATGCGCTTATACGCGACGTATGATAGCTCTATGGGCAAATCTTTATACATGTCTACGAATGTTATAGATTTCTTATTCTTCATCATCCTGTGGACCATGTGGTTTAACGCTGGCCAATGTAGAGTTATTACTATCATCACTTGGCCTACCTAACATAAACGGAAGCTCCTTGGTCATTATCATTTCCTTGATAGGAGGTAACATCCATGCTGGTAGCTTAATATCATCTTCGCTTGGAGTATTCCAATCATCATCATTCTCATCTTCATAAATAGCTAAGACCCAAATGTTTCTTAGTTTATTTAAGTCTTGATCACCTTGTACGAATATAAACCCATCTTTATAATAGGCTGTAAGCTCATGTCCAGTGTATTTACGAAAATAGTTATAATGTCTACGAATATGATTCATATATTGTATATTCTCACCCATCTAATCATGAACTGCTAATATACTATCTTCATCGTTGTTGTATATACCTTCCAGTTTAGTCTTTGTTTTCTTTGTAAATATAGGATACTTATCTAAAGACTTAACATCCTCTAATTCTAAAGGACCAGTTTCTTTCTTATAAATATCATCTGAAGCCTATATAAGATCGTCTATAGTTTCAGACTGAGCTTTAATCTTATCTAATCTCTGTTTAGTAAAGAACTTCTTATATTCTTTTACCCAGTTTCTTATTTGCTCCCTTGATAAGTCTTCACTCTCACTTATATTGTTATTACGAACCAGAAGTAATATATCATCTACAAACTATCTTAATGTTATGTATGTCATATCACTTATCTATTGCTTCTATTACTCTAACATCTGAAGTCTTTATAATATCATTAGTATTTACTATCTAATACTTATACATATCAACTTTCTTGAAGTCAAGAGTAAATAGACGTTTAATAAAGCTTTTCTTATTCTTATACTATCTATGTTTGTAAACATACAGGAACTATTGATTCTTAATATCTAAGTTAACACTTACTGTATCTTTACCTATAGTATAGTTTACTTTTGTTAGAGGGTTTATTTGTATAGTATCTTTATATACTGTATCTCTTTGGATAGTTTTAATTATATCCTACCCCCTTACCCCCTTACTTGCTGTAACGTATATAGTCTACGTTTGAGTTGCGGTTGTTTTTATAACCTTAGGTTTAAGTTTTAACTACTCTCTTACACTATCTATCTTTTGTATAAGACTATCATTAATATTTCGCAGCTAAGACATGTCAAGCTTTAAAACATTATTAGCCTACTAGGAACCGTTTAAGATACCCTAATAGGCTTCAATGTTATTCTGAGCCATTTCTAAGCTCTTAGAGAGCCTTTTATTCTGCTTGTATATATTTATACTAAACACAACTAAAAGGCCCACCAAGAGGCTTAAAAGTGCCTTAAACGCGATCTTTTTGTGGCTCATGAGCCAACTTAATATCATCGCACTATTCATCTGTTGCCAAATTATTATTTGTTAATATTGAGCGTATTTCGCCGAACTTTGAGTTCATGTATGCAGACACACCGAATATACTTCCAGCATAAACGAATGTTTGCGCAATATACCATAAAATACTATCCTCAATATTGTGCTTATTGAGGAAGAACGATAAAAATGCCAGCAAAATACCACTTAATACTGAAACGCTGGCCGTAATATACTGTACTACATCTTTATTATGTCTTGTCATTTTATCTCTATCTCCACTTTTCCTTTTTGACAAGCATTTTTTATAATCGGGTATAACTTATTAACGAACTCTTTTGAGTTTATAACTTTTCCTGTAACCTTATTCTACCCTAAGAGAATACACCCATCAGTATCTTCATGTGAGTTACCAGCGTGAATCAATACTCCAGCAAATGATTTAACATTCAAAAGCCTTGGAGTGTATCTTTTGAATCTTGGGGAATAAGCCCACACAACCTCATACTTACCATATGGGATTGCGGTTCTTCCATGCACTTTAGTTTCTCCGTTATCAAAAATACCGTTTTTGTTAATATCTCTTACCTTATCTTCTAATGTATCACAAAAGTATACACCATCTACATATAGTTTACCTATTGTGTATGTATCACGTAAAGCAATACGAGTTAATTCAAGTTTCATAGTTTTACAAATTAACTATAACGTATATTATTTTAATCAAAAATCATCAAAATAATTAGTTTTATTATTAATATTCGTTGTTATAATTTTATATCCATCACTTGTAACGTAAAAAGAACAAATACCATCTCTATTAGTATATTTTTCTGTAACATTTTCACCATTTAACAATACAGATACATCAGTATTTGTGTCAGGATGTGTTACAAAATTATAAATGTTTTCATTCTAAAAAAGTTTAACTTCTTTCACCGTCTATTTATAATGCTAATCATCTATTTTTGATTTGTAGATTTCTACCACTTTATGATAACCATTTGGTGCTTCACGTTTATACTTAGCTAAAACTTTTTTACTTTCAAATTTATATCCATCGTATTCTACAGTTTCTCCAAGCTGAAGATCTTCTTCTTTGTTTTTATATTCATCAACAATCTCAAACTGAACACCTTTGTTAATTGTGAAAGTTCTAAGATTATTTGAACCCCATCCTGGTTCATATACCGTAATAACAACTAATACAATATATTCGCCAAAGTTTCTCTGATCTGCAGCTGGGAAGTACATTTCAATCTGCTTAGAACCACTTATAACTCTTGATGCTGCAAGATATTTATCTGGTACAATCTTAAACTGCTTAGATCTTACACCAAAGCCGTTGTATGCTGGAAAATATCTATAGTCATCAATAGGTCCAAACATTCCTGATGTATACACCTCTTGATTATATGGAAGCCAATTATACATATGACATCTTGTATATACTAAATCATAATCAGTTGGACTATAATACTAAGGATAGCCATAGTTATCTAAGTCTACATACTAAATGTCTTCTTTTCTAATAACATAACATCTAAGTTGTTTAATAGATGTAGCATCGTAATCAGATAACTCATCTAATGTAAACTGTAGACGTATGTCAGTTCCCATTATTACTTGTTTCATATTTATATAAAATAAAAAAGCTGAGATCGGGCTGTATGCCCAACCCCAGCTTAGTTGTTTTTAATATTAATTATTATGCCAAGAATGGAGTAAGAGCTGTCTTAAGAGCTGCACCCTGACCCTTCTTTGGATAAATCTCAATTGACTGCTTTGTAAGTCTATGTAGATCATCAGCTGTGCGATACATGTTCTCAAACAAGATTGTAACTGCATCATACTCACCATCAAGCTTAGTATCCATCTTAGGAAGATCGAACTGACGATAATCCTCAAAACCACGATTGATGATACCATTGTAGCCCATAGCTGACTCTTCGCGATCACGAACATACTTAGGAGAAGCTGTATAAACCTCACCTGGAGTCTTATTTACAACTACACCAGCGAGTGGATACTTGTGGCTATAACCAATACCAACAATACCAGCCTCATCTTTGAATGAAATCCATGTAGAAACTGCAAAACGTACAGTAGCTGCGGGACTCAATGATGGAACTGATTCGTCGTCATCATAATTCATTGCAGTAAGAGTAATCTTACCAGCTGAATAATCAACATTAACTCTAGCCCTCTTGTAATCTTTCTTAATAAGATTAGCAATACCTTCTGCTACAGTTAATTCTGTATCGCCGTCCTTTGTAACATACTCATAAGATTCTGTCCACTTGCGGAAACGTGTATTCATATCCTTGTAGATAATACGGAATACAATACTGTGACCACCAGTTGCAATCTTCTACTTAATCAGAGCGTTGAGGCCATTAAAGTTAACTTCAATCTTCTCTGGAGTATCTGCCTTATGATCAGTAAACTGAGCACTCTTAATAGCGCTCTTCTGAATTGGATTAGACCAGTCGATTACTGGAGTATACTTAACACTACCATCACGACCAATTATTGTAGATACAGCACTTGTGATCTTACCAATCTTGATAGCTGTAGCTGTTGCTAGATTTGAATCTACAGCAGTAGCAGGCTTAGCCATATCAACAATTACAATCTTACCAACATTCTCAATTTCTGACTTCTTATCTTTTGCGAGAGCACTGATCTCGCCTGTGTACAATACTGCGTCTTCGTTACTTACAAAAACGTCATTTACAAATGTAATCATATCTTTATATTTTATTAATTTTTTCTACTCACCTCACGCGCTAATTTAATAGCAAAGGCTTTCCACGTTAAAATTATTCTTGTGTCATAACCTCCTGAGTTATACTCTTATAGCGAGGATTACCTGTGTTCTCGAGGTACATCTGTGCAGCTATTTTAATAATCTCCGGAATTGTTATGTTATCAAAATCCGTATATTCTTCAAACGGAGTTGATAATGTTATTTTGTTAGGAGTACGTAAATAACCTAATACATACTCTTTAATCTTGTAGTTCTTATCTGTAAGTAGATAACAACCTTTATCTGTGCAGACTCTTAAAGGTCTTGCTTCGCCATACTTATAATGAAAATCCGTAAGGCTATTTGTAACCCTGTACATAAAACTATCAGAAGTACATTCAAATATACTTGTACTATAAGGATTTTCTCCTTTATTATTAGTTATGATAGCATCTTCATTTAATGAAAATAAGAAATCATCTGGATAGTTTTCAACTGTATACTTATCGTATTTTGGATTATTATCATCTATACTAAACTGTGTGTATTTTGTAGTTTTGTATAGATTAATTAAATCGTTCCTACGTTTCTCATTTTGTTCATACGACGTCTTATGAACTTGATCTGTGTTAAATCTTAATTTAACAAATTTATCTACAGCCTAATTTAGCCAAAACAAAGAATCAGATGTAAGAGGTTTTTCAACTTGATTAACAACACCTATCTCTGTTTCAAAGGCTTCAAGTATATCTATATATTTCATTGATCATCCTCCTACTATTGTGGTCTTGCATTATTCTACTGATCCTATAACTAAGACTTAGCCTTTCTCTTCAAACTTTCTAATGTTACTCCAAATTTATAATTATAAATGTATAAATCTACAGCGCCTTTTACTATATCCCAGAAGCAAGATGAAGATAACTAACAGGTATTAATACCGCTTTCTAATATTGTAAACCATTTAATTTTTGTATAATATACAAGTAAAACAGAACTTATATTTGTATAATTGTCATGTAATATAGTTATAGGCGTATTAGGTATACCTTTATAATACTTTTGTTCTCGTTCAAATATAACTAATGGATTTCTTAAAATAAAACCATCGTTATAAATATTATTTATTTTAGAATAATCCTAATACTCAGAAAATATCTTATTTTCTACAAGTACGAAATCTTCAGAATTTTCTTTATGTTTAAATTTATATGTACTTAAACATTTTGAATAACTTCTTATATATTTATAACAGTCTAACGGTAGATTAAATGATTTACAATTCGGCTAAATTGTATTATATGAATCATTAATTTCAGTTATATATTCTTCTTTTATAAGATCTTTAACTCTTTCCTGCAAATCACTAATAATATTTCTATCTTTTACAACCATTAGTTGTTTTATAATATCATCAAAATACTATTTTACATACTCATTAAGAAATGCATAAATAGTTTCTGTGTCTGGCTTATTCTCAACCTCAAATGAAGGATCTATCTCAATAAGCCTACGCTCAAATTCAATTCCTAGCTAAACGGTTTCTTGATAACTCATGATTCTAATCCTCTCAATTGTGCTTTAGTTTGCATTCTTGGAGACTCAACGATCTCAGTACTCATAACTAAAGCAAGGTTAATTAATTCTTCAGCCATACCATCTGACAACTCAAACTATATATCAGTTTGCTAAGATAGTTTTTTATTTTTATCAGCAAATTTCTATGGATATTTTATATATGTATATATAAAACTTACATCTCTATCTTCTTCAATAATAAAGTCAGAATTATCGAATGTTATTAATATTATTTTATTACCCTATACACAATATATTGCACTTCTTGACCATGGTTTATTATTTATAGTTTTCGTAAACTTATATACATATTTAGATTGTATTTGCTTTGCACTTTGAAATGCATAATTATCAATTGAAATAACAGCATGTATTATATACATTACTTCATTTTTATTAAACTCATGAATCATGAATTTAAGTTTATTGTGATTACTAAAATCTATAACTCCTTCCTATATTAAAGGCTGTAAATCTTCGACTGCTTTTTCATCACCTTCAAACGGCACTCTCCTCATATTGTTTCCTGTAAATTTTTGAGCTATTAGAGCTAGGTAGGCCTTATCCAGTAATGTAGCAATCTCATATTCAGTTAACGACGGATATGACGTGGTGACATTCTCCTTGTCATATTCGATCATAAACTTTTCGTATATATCTGCGTGCGTCATACGTCGTTTAATTTTTATTACTTATTGTTTGTTTCGTTTATAATAACAAGCTTCAAATCTTGGTTCTTCTTATTATCTAAGTAAGCAATAGCATCTGCTAATGATGTAGCGATCAAATCTGTACCATAATAGTAGTTAGTCTTATCCTTACGAATAACACCCTTAGCTACAGCTTCTTCAATAATAAACTCTGTGTCTTTTGTTTTATTGTCAACCCACTTGTCAAAGAACTTCTTAGGATTCTTATCAACCATTGTAAACAGTGTAGATTCTACAAGTTCGTTAGAAAGATCATCTGACTTAACACCAAACAATCTAAGACACTTACGCATATTGTCAAGTGATAACTTATCAAATTCACGAATAGCATCTCTACGTAACTTATTAAGCTTATTCTGCTCAACAGCCTCAGCCTGACGATTAATCAAGATATAATCTTTACCAGCATCAAGCTTATCAAGTGATGTAGCAACCCTCTTATGACCCTCAAGGAACTTAATAATCATAGCCTGACGAGGAATAGAGTCGTCTAACAATAATGGCTTAGCGCCAATTTTTACACAGAATGTAGTCCAGAAATCACTTGTTCGTGATAAATGACCTTCATCGTAACCTAAAGCTTTTTCAAAATATTTTTCATCTTCTGGAGTAAGTCCAGTGTATATCGAGCCAGACCTTGTAAAATAAGGGGCGATATAGTCAAAACATCTGCTGTACTTTAACAAGCCAGCCCATGGATTCTTTTTCTTAATTCTTAATTCAACTACCATAATATATTTAATTAGTTCTCCATATATGATATATGTTAGGGCATAACTCAATTAAGCGATACACCCTAATATATATTATATAGATTAATTTATTTTAATTACGCCTGCTTGTACTCTGAATCATCAGCATCGCAGTAAAGTACACCACATGCAAGTGGGTTACGTACCATAATACCCTCTTCACCGAGGAAGTGTACCTGATAACCATCACGGCTATTAGAACGGAGAGTGTTAATTGAGTTACCGTAACCAGATGGAAGTACAGAACCACCAGTACACCACTGTACGAACTCACGACCCTTACGACAAACCTTAACGATGTTTGCCTGACCGTCACGCATACCAAGATCGAGGAACAAGAATGTGTAAGACATCAATGGCTTACCTGACAATGGATGTAACTGACGGAACATTTCCATATTATCAAAGAGAGCACACTTCTTAAGAGTAAGCTCAATACCATTAGTCATCTTGTAAGTTGTGAACTGACCACCGAGAGTCAACTCCTGACCATTACCAGTGATGAACTTAGTGTCAATCAACTGCATGTTAGCTACCTTCTCCTTCAAGAGACGATCGAACTCACGCATACCCATCTCACCAGTCAAAGCAACAAACTTACGCTCGTTTGTACCAAGCATGTTATAGCAAAGATCGAAGAGATAATCCTCGAGCAACTCAGTTGTAAGAGTTGTATAGTAACGTGTGTTAGCTGGGCTAATCTGCTCGAACAAACCTGCACTGATTGCAACAGGACGTCCGTTTGTACCCTTATTAGAGTATGTACCGTCAGCGTTACGGTTAGACTTAGCAAAGAGCAACTGATATTCCTCACGCTTCTTCCACTCACGAAGAGCCAACCAATACTGGTAGTCAGACCAGAGATAAGACTTCTTGCCAGTCTCAGGATCTGTCAATGCGATAGCCAATACTGTAGAGTAAGCATCACCAGTAATATCGTAAGAAAGACGCATTGTCATCAAGTTGTTCTTCATCTTGAATGGAGTCTGATAGTTCAGGATATCTGCCTCATCTGAATACTCTTCGTATGCAGAACCGATACGGCTTACCTGACGACCTGGGAGAAGATACTCACCTGGAATATATGCACCAGAACCAGCATCTGCTACGTAGCACTCATAAACCCAAGCGCTACCATCCTGATAAGGAGTACCAGATACGCGAACCTGGAAACGATAGTTGTCAAATGATAAGATTGCACCAGGACCGAAGTAACGCTCTTCAAGACCGAGGTAGATTGGAGAGTTACCAATACCAGCTGTAGTTGCAGCAGCATCTGTAGCTGTAATTACTTTGCCATTATACTTAGCGTAACGAATATTAACTGCGTGATCCTGATCAATCTGTACAGCCCACTCATATTCGCGATTCTCGATAGTCATAGTCTTACCAAGACCACCTGTAATCATATCAATAGTAGTTGATACACCATCATCCTTTGTACCAAATACAAGAGACAAGATACCAGCAACCTCATGAGGCTTTGTAAGCAAAGCATTAGAAATCATGTTTTCGTCTACAAGATCAGAGAATCTCTTACCTCTGTACAACTGTAGACCATTAAGTAAAGTATTATTCATAAGTTATTATATAATTTAATTTATCTTAAAATAGACCACTTACTAATTCAGCAGCACTCTTCTGTTTCTGTTGTGTATTATATGTGCTGTGATTCTTTGAAGTGTTCCTAAGTATTTTTCTAAGTTTTTCTGCAGCGGATGTTTCACCATCTCTCTTAGCTCCAGATACTAAAGAATCGCCCTTCATTGTAAAGTATGCAGATTCGATTAGGTTCTTTGAGAGGTTCTTATTAAAATCTCTCTGATACTGTGATACGCCATCTTGATCAACCTTGAAGATATACTCATACAAAGCAGCTCTATCTTCCTTTGGAATAGAAATACCCCTAATTGTACTCAGATTGTTAATATCGCTCTGAACGCTCTGGAAGAACTGTCTATTCTGTTCCTCCTGCTGTTTAGCGTATTCCTCTTGCTGCTTACGATTTTCTTCGATCTCATTCTCACGAATTACCTTCAATCGCTCAAGTGCATCTTCAGATTCATCGTAAAGCATATCAGCGTCTTCGTATCTACTAATCTTGTTATTAATCTGCTCATCAGAATAACCATTATATTTAAGTAATTCTCTAATTACAGTCTTTTGGTTATCCTCGTTCTCAAGATCTAAGTTTTCAAAAGATAATGTGTCCTGTTGCTTCTGATAAAAGTCCTCAAACTTACCGCCATTCTTAACATATTCGTCAAGCTGAGCAATACGTTCATCGGCATACTGTGGAACAGAGTTGTGTTCTACAACTTTACCAAGATACTGAGTAAACTCTTCAACAGTAACAGGCTTATCTTCTTCTTTAAAATCCGCCATATTCCACCCTAAAGATTCGCCTACTGCGTCAAATAGAGCAGAAACTTGCTGAGCTTCTGTTACATCTTCAGCAGAAGGATCAGTATCACCGCTATCATTATCATTAGCAGTGTTATCATTATCTTGATTATCATTAGTTTCTTTCTCTTCTTTAGAGTTATTTAAAATATGTTCAGGGATTTCCGTGTTATCATTACCGACGGTTAAATCATCCCCATCTTTTACATCCTCAGAATCACCTGCTGGCTTATCTGGAGTTTTATTATCATCGTTTGCCTCAACAACACTATCTTGTCTTCCCATGTTTGTTACATCTGTGGTTTCTGAAGTTTCACCTCCATTACCATAAATACTATCAAGCATTGTATCAAGTGCTGATGGTTTATTATCTTTGTTTTCCTTCATAATTATTAATTAATAATTAAATATTATTTTCGCATAATTGCGTATTATTTTTTATTCTTTTTCTTTAAAGCGCCAAGTCCTAAAACTGGAAGTATAACATTTCTTAAGTTCTTCATTGAGCTAATGCTGCTGGAGCGGCTTGTGCAGCTATTGGAGCAAGGCCTAAACCTAATGTACCAAGCATAACCTTATCTATATCACCAGTCTTAGCTTTAGCCTAATCTTTAGCATATGTAGGAGAGCTTGTGTTCTACAACATTCTTGGTTGTACATTAGAAGTATCTATTCCTTTTAGTTTAGATTTATTCTTCTATAATCTTGGAGCGGTAACTAAAACATCATCAAGTATAAATGGAGATTCATACTATCCAACATCAGTTGTAGCTTGTGTTATATCAGATAAACCTTTATTCTTACCATTGGATACAACAGCATATATTTTATTACCTCTTCTCTATACGGTGTCCCAATCAACATTGTAGTTATTTCCAGATTGATCTTGTCCTACAAATCCAGCATTCTTAGCACCTTTTGCAAAGTATCTTAAAGATTCGTCATCCTTACCTCCTTTGTAACCTGGAAGATTGACAAGCGGCTAATCGTTTAATAATGCACCCATTATTTGTTCTGTTGGAGGCAAATCAATTGAGTGCTGAAAAACAAAAGGGCTACCTTGTGTTTGTGGGACTTCTATTTCTGGTTCTGGACCTCTACCAACAGGTGGCAATATAGCCTATTTAAATGGCTCCTAAGCGTTCATTTCTATAGTCTGAGCCGTTTCCTAAGGTACAACACTTTTAGGCGGCTACACAGCCATTAAATTGGGTTTCTGTTGAACTATAGGCTAACCATAGTGTACTGCTGCAGCTTTCCTAACAGACTACATTCCAGCAAGGTTTTTTGTATACTGATCAAGAGGAGCTTCAAAATAACCGATACGTTTAAGTTCTTTCGCATAATCAGCAACGGTATCAGCATTTAAAGCTTTCTTATATTTACCAGCCATATCGTTTAGATAAGCGTCTATAAAAGCAGCATCATTTTTGTATACGTTATAATCTTTACCATTATAACCATAACCTCCGTAGTTATGAGCTCTCAATGCTAAAGGACTTGTTCCATAAGTGCTCTCGAAAGCCAACTAACTCATTACATTGTCATATGTAGACCTCTTTGTATAACCTCTCTTAACAAGACCATTATAAACAAGAGGTCCAAGCTTATTAGCAAAAGCCTAAAACTTGTTAGGCTGTTTGCTACTTGGTTGTTTAATTGGTTTCATAAGCATTACTTTTCACCAGTTACTCTATTCTTTAAAGCTGTAGAAGCTTTAATCTTCTCTCTCTAAAGCGCAGCATCATCTTTCTGCTTTTGTAAAGCCATTTCGTGGTCCATACGCTTCTTTTCTAAGCTTATCTTAGCATCTTCTATCTCACGCTTCTAACGCGCCTCATAACGCTTTAAATAAGCCTCCTGATCAATCTTACGTTGCTCTGTAGCGTCCTTTGCAATCTCCATAGGATCAGGTATACCGTTCATATTAGCATCCTTATCTTCAGTACCACGATATGCACTAATTTCAGCTACTGCAATCTTAGTCTGATTATCAGCGTCAATCTTATAACGCTCAAGATCCATCTTAGCTTCTTCAAGCATAAGCTCTTGCTGTTTAGCTTCATTCTACATCTGTTGTAGTTGTTGCTGCTGTTGAGCTTCAGCCTGCTGCTGTTGCTGCTGTATTTGTTCTTGACGAGTCTACATATCCTTAAGCTTCTGCTTAAGTATGTTGAAGTTATCATTTGTAAGAATCTCAGCTGCTTCAAGTAAGCTTGCACCATTCTGCATAGCTGGCTGAATAAGCTGCTGTAACTTCTGTATATTCTCTATATCTTTAGAAGTATCACTTACAAATACATCCATATCTTCATAGTAGAACTTCTTTGCTATATCTAAGAAAGCTCTTTCGCCATTATCAAATACATATGAAAGCTTCTGTTTACCAGTACCTTCCCAAGCTCCTTTTGCTGTATTAAGAAGCATAGTCATTACGTGTCTCTTACACTGATTATGAACCCAGAATAAAGGCTCTGTAATATGAGACGACTGAGTTACTGATCTTTCAACATTACCAACAAGTTCAGATGTACTAATAGCACCTTCTCTCTAAGAAGTAATACCAGATATAGTACCAGCTAATAGTTCTATCTTATCCATTAGCTATATGTACTCTGATATAACCTATGACATTGTTAAGTCAAGAGAGGTAATCTGGTTAAACGTAGCAGGCTTACCACCTTCACGACCAGGTACATTCCAACCCTCTTCATAAGGGTTGATAAAGTTAACACCTACAGAAGATAGATAATGCATCCACCTATCAGGTGTAATATTCATAGACTTAGGAATCTGGGTAATATCCATATTAATTACCTTTCCTTTGTCTCTTGCTATTGCAAGCTCCAGCCGATACCACAGCACAATATACATATATTGTAATGGTTTTAGTATGCTAACTAAAGACCTTGGCTTACTATTTGTTGCGCTATAAACACAACCACAATAAGGGAGCTTTTGTGAATTTGGATTATCGATACTTACATGCTGGTACTCAAGTGGCTGTATTCCAAAATATAAATCAGAACCAGCTCTATATCCTTCCCATACCTCTATAATCCAATCTGGTTCTATAGAAACCTCAGTTCCTACAGGTTTGTATGTTTCATCACATATTGTAACCTAAGGTTCTCCAGCTTCATCAAGAACTGTAACATAGAAGATTTTCTTAAATGATTTCCAGCACACATGCCATACATTAATAGAATGTTTATTCTAAAATGCAAAACCATCCTTATCATATATATGCATTGTTATATGATTAAAATCATCAACTGGCCCTCTTTCTGGCATATCACCAATAGGTGTTCCTGATAAGATTTCATTAAGCCTATTAAGATCTTTCTCATCCATCTTATCATTATATCTGTCATATATCTCAGCTACTGGCAATCTCATCTTACGAACACACCAAGAACCATCTTCTATAAATTCCAAGTCTGGACATTTGTCATAATCAAAATCCATAGGATTTACACGCTCTGCGTAAGGTTCTCCATTTTGAACTCCTACGTAGTATACTTCAGTACCACTAATCAAACCATCTTTCCAACCTTTTATAAACTCATTATGTAATGAAAGTCTTTCTTTAAGATATTCAAGTGTATGATAAGCGGTGTTTTCTACAACATCTTTGTACTCTTTATCCATATACTTAGCTATAGCTTCTGGTGGCATAATCTCACCACTCTATAACTATTGCTAAAACTATTGCTGTTCTTCTGGGCCCATCTTAGATTGTATAGCTGCCATCATGTACTACATAAGCATTTCTTTCTCCTTATCTTGTAATTCTGATACAGCTTCTTGAGATGTGCGAACAACTCTAAAGTTTAATGGTCTTTTAGTCTCTTCACCTATAAGCAAATCAATCTTAGGTCTAATAATATTAAAGTCCTAAGGGGTAGCAGGAAAACCATCATCTACCTTAAATGGATTTGTTATACGTTTAAAGTCTTTCTCGTCAAAGATACTGTTATATAAGTTGTAATAGGTCTACATCTCGCCATGCTGCGTATCACGCCTACCGCCGCCAGAAGTAACATTGCCTTCACCTATTATATAATCCACACAGTCATGCTACCACTTTTCGTCTTTCTTAGTTAGCGGGAGCTTCTGCTATGGAAATGCGGCACTATATAAATTATCTTTTACTCCTATCATTGTTAAAATGTATATACAGGTATATCGTCTTGCTGCTACTCATCATTCCACCAAGATTGGCCAAATAATGGCATTTCAAAGAGTTCAACCTATTTGTTTTCTTCTTTAGTTTTAGCTACCTTTACCTAATAGAGCTCTTCTCTATACATCATAGTCATACATAATGCTATGACTCTATCGACGTTCTTTACACCATCATTCTCTATAAGTTCTTCTATTAGAGGTTCGCTATATATTCTTTCTATATTAGGATGTCCTGGCTCAAATTCATCCATAAGCCATTCAAGTATCAATCCTTCTCCATAAGCCCTAATAGACTTAGTCATATGACATCCTTTTCTTCTTTGTACTTTTGAATCTTTAAATACTTCGGAGATTATCTTATCTGGCTAATCTGCCAATAGATAATCACAATGTTTATTTGTGAAGTAAGGATAAATACCTTTACGTTCATTCTCAAATAACAATCTTGCATTATAAAAGATTAAAAGCTTTCGTACATTTTCATAGTACTCTTCAGCAGTATCAGGTCGTCCTGAATATTCTGCTACAATAACGTCGTTCCAAGCTTCTCCAGCTTTAACACGTTTAAATATAAATGTTGATCCCAAAGAGTTTGTAAAAGACTCATCGTGGTCGTCGGTTGTGTTATCGTATAGTTTTTTATCTATACTTCTATATGTCCCCATATAGCCCAGCATACATCATCACTATAAAAGTGTCGGGTGTTCGTGGATGGATTATATTTATTCACCATCTATGCGTTACACTGCCATACTGCCTTTCGCAATCAGTATGATTAGCACGGAATTGTCTGTTCGAGATGTTTCCCGTTTTTACCCGATTTTAGACCCGCTGACATTACGCGTACGGGTCGCAATTGTGAGTAGAAATATTCCTACACATGAATGTATGTGTATCACATTCAAAGTTATATACAAATCCAGTATATACTGATTTGTCTATCTTTTCTATTTTTAGCAAAATCTTATTATTGACGAATTTTATATTCATCTTAGATTTGCTTTCACAATCAGATAGTTTTAATACTTGTATCTTTCTACTTTCAAAAACAACATTATTTAGTAATTTCTTATTATCATCTCTTGCGATGTTAATTCTATAAGACTGTTTAGATATTCCTCCAAATCTGTTTTTACATTGTTTCTAATGTATTACAATTGAATTTTTTATTTTTAATGAAAATAAAATATCCTACACATCTTCTAATAGTTCAAGATTTACACTTGTAAAATTAACACGAACTTTACCATTGTCATAAAACACAGATCCATCAGAATCTAAGTAACCCTATATGAATGCATACCTCAATGATGGAACAGCTTGTTTTATCCATTCTGGTATACGTTTGTTATACGCAGTAGTTCCTATTTCATTTTGTAATATTAACGCTAATTCTTTGTGCGTAAATCTTCTCGTATTCTCTTTACCTTTATGAACGTGTATACACTTTCTGTTAAAAACCTTTTGTATAAGCGTATCATAAAGATTAGCCAAATCGTTTTCTGCTTTACCAATAGATAAATATATATCATGAGAATTACGGTTTATATTAACAAAGCCATCTCCGATAAATAAACCTAAAAAATAAAACAATTCAGATGTATAATTTGGAAATTTATTTAATATCTATTCTAAGCCGTTTTCAAACTTAGCTTGACAATCATATCCATGGTATCTATTTGGGATTTCTAACCAATCTCCAGCATTTATATCTTTTGCTTTTACAAATCCTTTGTTATGAATTAGAATAGGATGCTCAGATGTAAATGTTGTAGTTCTGAAAGAACCATAAGGTTTTATTTTATATATAGACTCGTTAAACTTTTCATATATTTGAACGTTTCTAATATCAACAAACTAACCATCTTTGTTTATAAGCTTGTCATCAAGAGTTACATCTTCTACATTTACCAAACCTCTTTGTGTGCATACTTTTTCTCCAGGTGTTAAACACCCTCCTATATATAATCCAAATGGAGGATCTTTAATTGGATATTCCCATATCACAATTGAACCATGAGGTTTATCATCTTTCTTTAAATGATATGTTGTTATATCACCAGACTTCTTCTCAGTAGCTTTAACCTACCCTTCTCCATCCCAAGCTAAGTCTACTACGTGTTTCATATTTCGTAGCTTCTCATTAGTTCTAATACGTGTTAATTGATTCATTAACAACTATCTTGGGAAGATGTTTTTACCAAGCTCCAATACAGCCTCCTACGGCTTTAACGGACGCTCTGATATAAATCTATCAATAGAAGTCTAAGACGCACCACCATCTTTTACTTTGTTTCTTTGAGCAATAAGTTCTTCTATAGCTTTCTCCTTAATACTGTTACCATACTAATCCATGAACTTCTACTTACCGTTCTCGTCAGTAGATTCCATATTAGACCATGATGGAACAAAGAATCCACATTTAGTCTACTCTTGACCATCATCCCATATATTAGGAAACGCCAAACAGTTGAACGCTTCTGGTTTATAGAATAAATTCTTAAGACCGTCAAAAGCACCACCTTCAGTACCACCAGTACCGAAAGCAATCAAAAGGCCAAAAGCTACACCGTCGTCAGTTTCTACAGCAGGCTGTTCAACTCGCCACGCTGTTTCAAGATTAGGGAACTTACCACCCTCTTCAAATAGTACAAGTTTACCACGAGTACCACGAAGTCTTTCAGGATCATTCTTAAGTGTGATACCTGTTATGCTCGACAAGTAACCTTGCTCAGTCTGCTTACCAAACTCATCTGTAATCTTAAAACCAGATACACGTTCCATACGTGTACTTGTAAGACGTTGTTTTGACCAAGCTGTATTCTTATCTATAAAATCCATTATTTGCCAAGCTTTAGTAAGAAGACCATCACCAATTAAGAACTTCTATTCTGAAGCTACAGCAAAACTTTTAGATCCAGGTATTAACTCATAATTACGTACTAACATAGATGCTCCTTTAAATGAGTATCCACGCTGTCTTGACTTAAGTACAACTAAATGCTTACCTTCAGTTTCAGCTTCTTCTATGGCGTTAAAGTAATAGTAGTCATAATCCCAGAAGTTTGGGAACTCTAATATACGTTCACGTCTTGTACGTTTATTACCATATCTATCTGTATACTCAACCTCACTAAGTTTCATAATTGGGCTATAGTTAAGATAAAAGTAATTATATCCACTTATAGCATCACCATCAGGAGCAACATATCCGTATAGACATCTATTAGTTTCTTCATCCCAGTACTTTATATAATCAGTAGTTCCTGGAGGAGCTAATGTATAAGCACCGTGCTCTTTAAAGAATATAGCTGCCTATCTAAATTTATCACTATTATAAATCTTCTTATTAAAGTCAACCATAATTATTTAACTGTTTCATATAGACCGATAACACCACCGCCTTTAACCTTACCAGATTCAAGCTATTCAGCTTTAGCTTGTTTCATAGCTATATCTAAAGATTTAACTACTCCACTAACATCTTTAAGGATTCGTGTGATTTTAAGTGCTGTGTCTATATCCATACTACCTTCTGAATACTAATTCAGAGTTTCAATCAATCCCTCTGCTGCTGACTATGAAGATGAAAGCAGTCTGGTTCCAGGAGTCTGTTGAAACTCCTGAAACCTTTTTGCTAATATCATCATTTCGGCAGTAGGTTTATATTTATCATCATTGAACATATCTTTGCCTACAACAGATTGTCTTTCTTTCTCTGGATAAGCCTCGTATGGACTATTCCATTTATATAGCCAAATGATATATTCAATCTCTTTTAGCGCCTAAGATTTATCTTCAGCATTATTATAATACTCCTTAAATGGAGGTATAGCTAAATCCTAAGTACTAAGTTTTATCTTACCACCTTGTATATCAAACATTATTAAATATTTTTAGCTAATATTTCACCTGCATGTATATTATCACTTGTAACACCAGTTACATATGGATCTAAGTTATCAAGATCTTCTTTAGTAGTAGCTGTCCATACTTCAAGGGCACAGTTTTTCTAAACAAGCTTATCAACTGCATCAGCGTCAGCAACTTTTAGATTATTAATGTTTGCATCTAAGAACAAATATGCTTTTGATGCTACCGCATCATTATTATATTCATCTATCTTACTTAAAACAGTAGTCCATGCTGCATCAGAATTTTTAAGCTGTCCAAAATAAACAATACCATATCTATAACTTTGATCTTCACGCGCCATACGTAGAAGTGTAAAAGGCACGGATGCTATAAATGTAGCATTGCCTCTTAATCCATATCTATTAACAATATCAAGTACTTTAACACCGTACCCCTTACCATTATATCTTGGATTTGTATCTAACGTGTTAGTATCAGCCATCTTACCTTGCTTTAATTCAATGTATGGATGCAAACCGCATTCTTTACATGTCTTGCAGAACTCTTCAAGTGTATCAGTCTTCTCATTATTAGGACCATGGAAAGCAAGTATTTCAGCAAGTGTATGTTCTTCATACTTGTAAGAACCTTGAGTTGTAGTAACTGTTCCGTTTGTCCAGCCAGTTGGAAGATATGGATCATGACTAACAATAAACTTACCATCAGTTGTCATGTATGTATCAGTCTCAACATATCTCCAACCTTCTTTTGCAGCAGCTCTAAACGCAGCTAAAGAATTAGCTCTTTCAAGTTTATGGAAACCCTGATGAGCTATACCACGCATAACCTTATCATCATTAGTATGATCTTTCTTAGCATCGGTTTGAGCTGTAGGTTTAAATTCTGGATTAGATGTTCTTAACATTACCTTTCCAAAAGATGGCAAATTGTTTGTTTGAACACCAGGGTTATCATTTGCAGTAGCAACTAATATTACATAATTACTATCTGTAGTAACTGTATACTTCTTACCAGCAGCATTCCAATCTGCCATACCAAATCTGTTATCAGAGATCTTCCAGCCAATATACATTCTAAGGGTATCTGGAATAGTGATTACGTCACCTTGTTTTAAATTTGCTGTAAAATAAACACGTTTTACACCTTGACTTATAGACCACATTGATAGCGGTTTTATAGTAACATTACCATTAACAAACTCTGATGTTATATCTATATCCCAAGGACCATTACTATTTAGAGATACTGCTGTTTCTATATCAGAGATTACCTTCTGCAGCGATTTAGAACTATCAGAATTCTTACCATTATAGCCACCTATATTTAATATATATTTATCACCATTACGTTTAGTCTCTTCCGAATTCATTCTATTGCCAGCTTGGCCAATACCTATTGTGTGAATAGTTGCTTTACTAACATCGTCATTTTGCGTTGGCAAATTATACATACCTTCAGCGTGTTCTGCATAATTCATTGCAATTGTTTTAAAACCTTCAGAATGTGATAAAACGCCAATAGACTAACTGCAGTTTTCAGAATGCGATGCAATACCTATAGAGGTAGCAAGTGGTACTATATATCGCATATTTGTTATGGACGTCTAACCTGGGAATTGAGCTTCAAGTGGAGAGCTTGTTTTTAAGATTAGTTTTGAACCGCTTTCTTCTATAGATGTAATTAAAACTATTTTTTGGTCATAATAATCATTATAATTATCAGTTGGATAATAACGAATTACGCAATTTTTTATGTTTTTAAGATACTGTATATCCAGCTTATTGTTATTTTCAACAAAATTTACAATCTCATAAGTAGAATTACTACCAGTAAGAAATAGTGCACATATCTACCATCCTCCTTCTACATGTGAAGATTGCCCAATACCTGCAGTAAAATTACCTTCTGCATGAACCTTTACGTTAGTTGCTTGACAATATCCACCTTCAACTAATGATTGATCTGCTGTAATTATTCCAAAGTCTCCAAATGTAGTACTATCTATGCCACTTATATTATTATACGATCCGCCAGCAAAAGATCCGTCTCCTTTAATTTTGTTTAATCCTCCAAATGCCGCACTATAATCACCTTCTACTATATTTCCAAACCCAATAGATCCAGATGATTTGCCATTTATCATATTGTTAAACCCACTTCCAAATGAACCAACTCCATTTACATTTGATGATCCAAGTGACACGCAATTATCGCCTATAGCGCACCCTAAAACAAATCTAAAACGTGTGCCATTTTCTAAAACTGATTTTTCATTAATAGATTTATCTACTTCTATAGAAAACTAATTATTGCTAATCTTTTCTGACTTAATTATCTAACATAAATATTTAGAAGATTCAACATCCTGTCCAAACGAATAAATACTTGTAAAGCTTGGTATATATTTTAATGTTATGTTTGCATTAACTGTAACTGTATATTTTTTAGATCCTGGCTGATATTGACCATTTATAACAAACTGATACCATGACGCACCAGAAGAAAACGATTGTCTACCAGTAGCTCTAGCACCTCTACCAATAGCTATCGCGGAAACGTTTTCGGCTCTAGAATTAATACCTAATGCAATAGCTCCATTTTTAGTAGCGGTATTATTACCAGCACTCATTATCAAAGAATTATCAACATCACCACTGCTTATTGGAGATTTGCTTTGCTGTCCACTACCACCTTGTTGTCCAGGTGTCTATGATCCTGATCCAGATGATACTTGACCAGTCAAACTTAATGTAGCATTAGCATCTAATACATATCCCTTTGGATAACCTTTATCCTAATTACCGATAACAACATTAAGATTTTCTGGATATATTAAACCGCCACCAGTAAGTGCGGAATTAACTAATTTTGCTGTATTCATATTATTATATTAATTTAATCCCGCATCCATTATACGGTTTTATAATTATTTGTTATATTATTATTAATCAATGTCTTAGGATTTTCATGTACTACATAAGCACTACTATAACCTCTAAATACATTACTAAATCTCTAATTGTTAGAATATTGAGATGCACTTGTATATCTATTAGATGGGAATACTGATACGAACTTAAAGTATCCCTAATTAGCAAAGTTTACATAATCCTAAACAAATGCACTATTTATGTCTGTTAAGTTTGTAAACTTCTGGAATACAGAATTAAATACTACAGGATTAGAAACTGTGCTCTCTGGAGCTTTAACCATAGCAAATACACGACCAATACTACCAAGTGTATTATTTGATATATAATCAAATGCTGTAAATACTTGATTTGGATATACAGATGTATACGCAAACGTACCACTCAACGATGTTATATTAGGAGCGTATTCAAAGAAATGTGGAGGTATTACATATACATCACTACTGCTACTACTCTTTGAAACTCTTGTTAAACTTGAACATGAGTTAAACATATTTGACAAGTCTTTCTTAAAGTTCTTAAATGGAAGTAACAATATATCTGGTATTCTACCTCTAAGACCAGATTCGTTGTAATGTGGCCATTGTGGACCACAGTTATTAAATATACTTGTAATATCACAATTACCATTACAATATCTAAATAAGTCTGGAGCACAACAGAAGTTTAAGCTACCATTAACAACATTTCCACCTAGTCCTATAGATACTAATATTGTATTAGGATCATGTTCGTAATCACCATTATGTTTATTATCTTTGGTAGTTACACCATCATAAGACCACATTATAGTTTCATCAATATTATCATAGCTTGTATTAGTAGAAATAATACCGCCTTTATATATAAACTTAAATGGATTGTAATTCTAGTTATGTATTAACTCTGGATCATTATTTATATACGGCTCTATTCTACTATTTGCAAATGCATTCTATAAACCTAATATTGATGTATTTGGAGCTTCAGCAGATACAACTTGTTTAAAGTATAAAACACCTTCTGGATTAGTTACTTCTTCCCAATTACCAGCATTCTTACTAAACCACTTAACTACATTGTTGGTATTCTCCATCTTAACTTCACTACCATCATCTCTTACTATATTATATATGATAACTTTTTTATTATCCCTATACTCAGAATCAGTAGTTAATGTTCCATCTTGTATACCATAATAAGTATTACTTATAGTTCTACTACCGTGATAGAATAGTTTATATGGAATGTAACTCTAATTGCTTTCAGAATATGATGAATTTGAGAATATACCATTAGCATACTAAAGATTAGGACAATTAGCAAATCCATTAGATGTCAACTTATATGTAAACTTAACATCTCTAAACAATCCAGTTACATTATTAAGCTTTGTGTTGTTTAAGAATAATGAACCTGGAAGTTCTACATGATTACCATTTATCTAATTAGGCATTGTTGTATATGCGAAGAATCCAGAACAATTCTAAAGCTTAGGACAGTTCTTAAATATATCATATGTGAACTGACCACTAACAACTTTATTACAACCAGAACCAAATGTAGTCTAACTATAATTGTTATCTATACAATCTATTGATGTAAGATTTACAAATCCTTTGAAAGAGTCATCGTTTATATTAAAGGTAACTCCACCGTTTAATTTCTCAGAAGATAAGAATCCGTTTATTCTTGTAACATATTGTGGGTTCTTAAATATTCTTGTAAAATCAATTGTACCGTGACCGTATTTAGCTGTAAACGATATAGCTACTTCAGAAACGTTTGTTGTTATATTTATCGTATCATAATCTATATAATTAGCATTTACAAATCTACTTATATTGCTAAGGTTTGTTAAGTTCTTAAAGAAGTCTTTAAGATTGCCATACAAAGATGGATTAGCTTTAAACTATTCATCAGGATTATCTTTTATTGCTGTATTAAATACATCTGATGTATTAAGCGCATTTGTATTGTTTACAATTACATTGCTTGTACTACTTAATAAGTATTCTACTTTATTTATCTTATAGTCTTTAGAACTATGTCTAAATAAGAATCTATCAAATACTCCAGTTGTTGGTCCAGTCCAAATATCACTAATATCAATAAGAGAATCTACAAGTGGACTAAACAAACCATCATCTACAGTTATATTCTCACCAACAAAATGTGGAGAATATAATACTGCACTGTTTCCCCAACATCCAGTAAATGTATCATGTAATGAAGTAATACCTTTAGCAAGTTTAAACATATATCTATTAGGAGAGTTATCAGCTTGGCTTGTCTTCTAAAACTTTGCATTCTATACAAAGTAGAACATCGTATCAAGATTCTTAAGTGAACCTAAATTCTACATTGTGTAATATATATCAAATAAAGTACATGCTGTACTAGCATACATTGACAATGCATTATCTACATCTTGGAATGTAATATTAGTTTGTTTGTTTGATACGTTTATAGGCATAACAAAGTTATCATCAGGTATAGCATTGTTTGTAATAATTTCACTTGGAAGTTTTACAACATGTGTATTATCAGCTATAGCCTAAACATTCTTACCTTGGAAGTTAACGGTACTTGTAGTTCCATGTATAGAGAATTTAGATAATCCACTAAAACATTTGTTACACTTAACAACTATATTACCATATACTCTTAATAGATTTTCACACTTCTCAAAAGTATTAGTTATATATGCAGGTCTATTAGCATCTGTAGAGAATTGAATTTCTTTAACATCAGTGTTTGACTGTATATTAAATTCCTGTATGCTTGAAAAATCTGATAAATCAAGAAGCTAACCATTATTGAAATTACTAATAGAAGTATTATTCAAATATAGTTTAAGTACATTCTGTTGATTACAATTAGTAATATTAGCAGTCTTTAAGTTATAGTTACCAGACAGATTAACATTTGTCAAGCTACTTAAGTCTGATAATGTAACAAAATTATCTTCTCTACCACCAACAAGCTAAGCGTTATTTACTATCTTAACATCAGATAAATTAGGACAGTTCTCTATATCTACAATCTCAAGATTGATATTACTATCAACTATAAGCTTCTGTAAGTTTTCACAGTGTGTAATCTTTACACTTCTCAAGTTCGCATAACCAGTAAGATTAAGTTCTTTAATAGTATTACAATCTTCTATATATACAGAACTTAAGTTATTACATCCTGAAAGATCTAAGTCTGGAAGATATTGCTGATGTATAAGTCTTAAGTCCATAATATTACTATTTGTGATATTAAGACTCTACAAAGGCACATTAGTTGGTATAAATATATTAGTAATACAATTACTACCAGAAATATCAATATCAGTTAATTTTGTAAACTTAGTCTTAGCATTTGTAGTGCCAGGATTCTATTCAATATCAAGATAGAATGAATCACCACTAATAGCGCATGCTGTATTTGCAAAGTTTATAGTTCTAACCTCAGATACATTTGCTTGTCTAAATACATCAAGACTAAACTGACCACTAAAGTACTTATTGTTATGCATGTCTATAGTATGTATAGCTGGTAAACCAAGTGGGTCAATATTTAATTCATTTATAGACTTAGCAATAGAACTAATCTTCATATTATATAATGGAGTTAATTTATCTCCAAGTTCTATAATTGAATTAGAGTTATTAATAGTCCAAGTATAAGGACCACCTTGCTACATATTACCAACATTAACATAAGTCTTTGTATTGTTTGGTAGGAAGTAGAATGCTTGAACAGTATCACCAACAGCTATTCTTGATATAACTGGACAGTTAGATGTTACTGGCAAAGCGTCAACCTAAGTACCAGCAACGGTAGCATTAACTGTAACGTCAGTGTTATTCTTAAACGTCATAGCTGCTTGTCTCTTAGACATATCTCTCCATCTGAATAAACTATCCAAGAATACAACGTGTTTCTTAAGCCATGTTCTATTATGAGCTACTTTACGACCATGAAGCTTTACAATATCCTTAGCATTTGTAATTATATTACTTGTAAACTGAAGCATGTACTTAAGCTTATAGTCATAGTTGAATATAAGAGATCCACAAAGCTCTGTTTGCTTTACAAAATACTTATCTGTAAAGTAATTCATAAATGTATCATAACCATTAGCGTTTGCTAACGCTTCAGTAAAACTTCTAAACTCATACCAATACTGAGCATATATAGAGTTTACTGTATCTTGACCGTCTCTCCACTTTGCTTTTGTAAATGGAGTGTCAAGAGAAAGCCACAGTTTATTAGTATTTGCAGATACTGTAGTTTTAGATAAACCTTTATCATGGTTAAACGTTTCAGCTACATATTTCATACCTTGTGTAGCGTTCTAAGATGTAGCTTGATTAGTTATATACTTAATCCATACATCTGGGTCAATCTTAAGCTCACCTTGGTTATCACTACCATTAGCAGTATCAAGGTCATAGAAGTCTACGTAGAATGTAGAACCATCCCATGTTCTATACGTAGAGTTTTTACCAAAGTTATCTACAAGTCCGAAGTAGTTACATATAATAAAGTATTTAAAAGCACTGTCAACGCTAAATCCCATATTATCGCTAATACTATTAGGATCAACTATAATCTATTGCTTTCTATTTAGCTTACTATAATTACCACTCTAGTCTACTGTATATTGATCATAAGAACCAGAGATCATAGGTATTGTATTAGATCCGTTAACATCACTTGAATAACAACCCTCAATAGGAAGCTTCATGATGTTTGAAACAAACTCTTTAAATCCTGGATAATCTGAAGTTCTCTTACCGCTTGGGAATCTAACTTCATATTTCTGATTTAGAATATTATCATCATTCTGCCAGAAGTCACCCTTACTTGTATCAAGATCTTCTGGAAGACTATTTGTTATTCTTTCAAATCCTACAAGGGAGTTAGTATCCTTAATCTCAATCCAAGCAGATTTATCTTGATCAAACGTTTCATCTACCTCTACATTGTCAGCATAGAATGGGAATGTTGTAACCTGAACAGGATTATGGTCTGTAGCATTCTTTATTGACTTAACCTACTTAAAACCTAAGTTTCTATGAGCGTCACGACCAATATTGAATGAGTATACACCTAGCGGCGTAACAGATAATGTATTCTGAGCGTCTGTATAGAACTTTATAATAACAAACACAGGGAAACCTTCAACTGTATGTTTAAGAGTAGCTGTAGGCTGTTGTGTTTTAACATAAGGAGAATCATACACGTTCTTTAAAGCTGCTGGGTCAAATGGGAAGTAAGGATTATCTTTCTTGCCAAGTTCAGTATTTATAAATGAACCAATAGCAGCATTATTAGCATGAGAACTATCTACAATATCAGCCTTAAGTGTATAAGTCTGCTCTGGTATCCATGTTGACTTAGGTGTAAATATAGTACCAGTTGGTAATGTAATATTTAAGTTCTTTACTGAATCTTTAAGAGTAGATGTACCCTAAAGGCTTATAGTAGCATTCTTAATAGTCTTTACAGAATTATCTGTATTAGAACCATCATTGCTAATACCAATTGGGTCCCAGTACTGTACAACTTTGTTTTCAGTTTCTGGTAATGTTACAGAAGAAGATGACTGTTGTTTAACAAATGAGTTGAATGACCATGATGAATCATTACTAACATCAATAAGCATAATTGGAACACCAATTTCTTTTGCATTCTCAGTAAGCTTATTTACATCAAGTCTGTTATTAGAATCAAGCAAGAAGTCTATAGTGTATTGCTGTGCATCTTGATTATATAACAAAGACTTAATATTACCGTCAGCATCTCTTGAGCAGAAGTTCTTCTTTAACTCTGCATCAATTCTACCATAGTTAGGAGCACTGTTAACATAATTTGTAGCTATAATATTATTTATATGCTGACACATTATATCAAACTCATTAAGAGCTTCTGTGTAAATTCTAATACTATATATATTAGTATCACACTTATTTATTAAGTACTCCTTACCACCTTTGATATATCTTCTACAACCTACATATAAACTATCACCCATCTTTATTCTGGTTGACAATTTACGTACTGCTGATACTACACCATCAAGATATACCTTAACAATGTATTCTATATTACCATCAACTAATTGTGAGTAACAAACTATCGCAATATCATTATCAATATTATCTTCAAGCTCGAGAACTCTTTGGTTGTCAATATACAAACCGTGTACATCTATTGATATACCGTTTGTAATATCACCTAAGTTATTATCAGCTACAGAAACATCACCAGAGAATAATATAGTTCTATTATCATCTGGGTGATAATCAGCGTGGTAATGTAAACATATAGTATATACATCTCCTAAAGATGACAGTAAGTCGTCAAATTTATAATCTGAATTATCAAGCTTAAACTTATTTATAATACCAGTAGCTCCATTACTTACTCTATAATAGAACTCTCCAGTATCTTTAACACTAATAACAGATCTAACGTTCTGTTTAATTGTTGACATGTTAGACTTAGCTACCTTTGATTTAAGTTTATATAAAGTATTGCTATATGGAAACTCATATGTACCTTGATTAAAGTTTCTTGCAGTCATATCAAAGATACAGTTATTATACATATTAAACGTATCATTGATATAGTTAACCTTTGATTTAATAAACTTTACATAGTATATAGCTTCTGCCGTTTTATCACCAGCTTTAACTACAACTCTAACCTTAGATACTTTATCTTTTACCGCAAACTCTTTATTTGATACAGATATATAATCTTTAACCGTTTGTGCAAATATACCTGGTTGATTAGATCTAACTTGAGTATCATCAATAAATATATCATAGTTAAATGACGTTAACTGTGATACATATGGAGTAAACTCAAGATATAAGCTACCATCCATATTAACCTCTACAGGATTATTCTAATCCTTACTCATAACATTAGTTGAAATCATAATGTTATTTGATACAAGAGTTAATGAAGACTTAATAGTTTTAGTAATATTCTAATCTTGTTTATTTGTAAGAGTTTGTTTTACTGTATATACATCTATCCATTTTGTATCTTCTGTAAATAAGTCAGACAATTCTATGGAATTAGTCTATTGATTTGTAGAAGCTACACTTATGTCATAAGACTTCTAAATAGTATTACTATTGCCCTAGATAGTTAAATCTAATGTATATTGACCAATAGTACCAACACTATATTGTAGTTTGATAAATGATGTATTAAGCGTTGTTAACGAAGCAGCAACGTCTTCACATTTTAGTACAATATTATTATCAATAACAGAACCACTCCATTGACCTTGTCCATACACGCCATTACTATCATCATTATAAGATGCTGATATAACAAGTCTACCAGTATGGTTATTCAACGATTTAGCAATACTTGTATAAGGTATAAAGAATACACTATTGGATGCATTTACTGATGTGGCATATACCTTTGTACTACCTACATAAGCTGATATTTCCCAAGGTTTGTTATATTTAACAGATATACCTTCAACGTTAACCTATAAGCCATCTTCTCCCATATTAATAGTAGAATTAGACTCTTTATTGTTAACCTTGATTGTTACTGATAATTCTTCTCCTGATGGTGCTGTACCTCCACCACCACCAGATCCGCCTCCACCGTGAAGTGCAAGCCAGGATATATTTCCTTGCGCTACAGAAAGATCATCTTTTAATCTTTCAATAGCAGTATCTACTGATATTACCGATTCGTTAGCTTTTAGCATCTTGGGATTTGTTAGCGACACTCCTTTGGCATCGCTACTCATTAAGATCTCCCATTTGCTACGGTCGGTATTAAATTTCTTTAAGTTATTCATTATTAAAAGATTAAAGAGTTATTGTATACGTTTCTGTGTTTGTTATATTATAAGCTTGTTTGTCAGCTTCCGAAGTAGGCTCACAAGTCATACTAACAGTTGTTAAGTTAGGAATCTGTTTGTTTGGATCCCACTTAGCAGTGTTCTTATCTTCATTAACATCCCACACACCATGTATCTATTTAGCCTCAACAACTACAGAGTTGTTTGTAACTTTATACTTTATATACATAGGATAATGCTGCTTCCTGTTCTCGTTAGGAGTAGTAGCATTAGATGCTGCTTTAAAGTAAGACATAAGCCAAGGTATGAGATACTCATCACCAGAAGGCTGTTCTTTGTTAGAAACAAGCTTATATCCAGTAGCCTAAGACATAACGTATGTAGGAGCTGTAATTGTATCTACAAGCTCATATCTTGCATAGTTGTTAGATGGATCAATATCTTGTTGTCTTGTAACCTGAATTACTGGACGTCTTGATAAAGTATCATCAACGTCTGCCATTATATCAATAGCTGGATTAACCTTGTTTTCAGATGTAATATAATTCTCTGGTGCATCATATATAGGCTTACTTAATGTATAAGTATGCTTATGACCACCAAATACCATCTTTATACCATGCTTCTTAAACAGTCTTGAGAATCTATATTTACCAGCAGTATTATGTGTATTAAGATGAGAACCTTCTCTACCAGCACTACCTTTCATAAACTACCAAGTAACCATTGTAAATGGCATTTCGTGCATATATACAAATGGCTTCTTAACAAGCTTACCTGAGTTCATAAGTGATTCAAACCAAGTCTCAATACTCTGATTAGCAGCTTGTGCGAACGACGCATCTGCTATACCATTATTATATGTCTTACTTGAAGCTTCTGCTGTTTCTGAATTTAAACATACAAAACTAAAGTCTCCATATGTATAATAGTATAAAGAATATAAAGGATATGTACCTCCATTCCAAGTAAAGTTATAATCAAAGTCTGGATCAAGCTCAAATGTAAAGTATCTCAATACATTAATATGATTGAACTTAGAAGTGGCGTCTTCTCCATCTGTAAGAAGAGTTGGTTGTTCACTACATAAGTCATTATTACCTATAGTAAACATCTCTGTCTTATTTGGAGTAAAGGTATCAAGAGCATCATAATAATCAATCCATTCATTCTCTCTATTACCACTCTGTGCAATATCTCCAGTATTGATTAAGAAGTCAAAGTTTTCTTCAGCCATTATACCTGCTGATCTAAACCAAGGTCTATAATCTAACCAGCTGAATCCCTATTGATCAGTCTCTTGTATAAAGGTAAATCCATTAGTAGCAACATCAGAATTACTTGCTACCTTTGTTTTATAGATCTTACTCTTATATGATTCATCTGTAAATCTACCTACTTGATATTCATACTCTCCAGCTTCAAATGTATTGCTTAAAACAACCTTATGAGTTGTTACCCACATACCACTTGGAGTTCTCCATCTAAGTCTCTTATAATGATCTATAAACTTATTTATAGCTGCTGTGTTATTCTTATCACCTTGCGTTATAGATCTAACTACAATCCATTCAGTTTGACCTACTTTCCTATATCTAAGATATTCGTCATAATTGCCAACTGATACCCAGTTAAAACACCTTGATGCTTTATTAGTATCTCCAGCTGTAGCATGTATACCGAATGTACATCTAACACAATTAGGTTTAAATGGATCAAATGATGTCTTATTTGTAAAGAAGTTCTTACCTTCCCATGAAGCTTTAGGCGTAAACTTCTACTTAAGACTATCTGGATAGTAATACATTGGAACATTACCAGCAAACTATGTCTATGTGTTCATATTTATATATGTCCACAAAGACTTAGTCTTTCTTGCGCCGTACGCCTTATTACCTTGCTTAGAAGGCTCAAGCATAAACCATCTTACGTATACACAATCTTTAGCATTGTCTGTACTGTTAACCTGGAATGTAGCATCACCTTCATATACAGAACCTGAACCAAATCCACAGCTATCAATATAGCCTTGATATGTAAAGTTCTTATTCCACGGAGACTTTAACTCTCCTTTGTCAAGAGGATTACCTTGCTGATCATATACCCAGTTGTTATCAATATCTCCAACACATAAATAGAAGCTTGAAGCATCTTGACTAAAACCTATTGGATTATCTCCATCCATCCATATCTGATCATATGAATTAACTTCTATGAATGCGCTCTTATTAGTATTACATCTCTGTCCACGTATCAAATATGTAGAACCAGCTTTTATAATACCATCAAGCTTAAGTGTCTTCCATTTAAAACCATTATGACCATTACCATATAGAGTTCCATCTGTATATAACAACATTAAACCATTTAAGTTAATATCGCTATTTGAACCATTTGCAAGCTCTATAAAGTTATGACTACATATCTGATTATCATTGTTTACACCACCACAGTATACTTCATTTATACATAACAAATGATCAACATATACTTTCCATGCAGGATCAATATTACCAACCTTTGTAATCTGAATACTTTTCTTTCTTACTGTTATCTTACCGTTCTGATCAACTTGTACGTTGTAAGAAGAATCTCCATCAGTAAATGTAAGATGATCAAGATGTGTAGCATATAAGTCGTCTACAGATATACCTCCACCTGATCCACCAGAAGACTGTTCGCTTCCCACTACATTAAACTTACCATCTTTATACAGAACAACTTTCTTTCTATCTGTATAATATAACAGCTCACCGTCTATAAGATTCTATCTATTCTTACTAAAATTAATAGCCGTATCCATCTTTATAGATATATGGTTAACTGTAGGTTCTACACCAGTTGTATTTGGCTGTGTAGAATCTGTATTAACGTTATGCTCTTCTGTTATCTCAGTAGGTCTAATAGGATCTGCTGTACGCATAATCATCTATCTTGCACTGGAGTTAGAATCTCCAGCTACAATGCCATTAAGGATCATCTTATTTATAGTACCCATATTTGAGTATATATCCCTAATAGCCTCTTTAATCTTTAATAGCTCATCTGAATTAGAGCTATCTAAATGGACACCTTCACTGGTGTCTAACCATAGTACATCTTTTGTACTTGGCTCAACTTCGCCAACATATAAAACATTACTTATATTAAAGTTGTTTATAATGTTGCGTAATTCTTTTATAGAAGTGGAATTATGTTCTATGCCAGTAATATTAGCCTCTATGAGTCTACGAGCATCATTTATAATATTATCTTTGCCATCTATGTAGTTCTTAAGCTTATCTATCTATGCTTTAAGATCAACATAATCTATTGAGGGTGGATTACTACCACCGCCACTATGACCACCAGAACTAAATCCACCTTTCAACAATATCTTCCTAATGGAATTGGCGTCTAATATATCTCCTTCTTCAAATACTTGTCTTGTGATGCTATCGCTATCACTAAACATAATAACTCGAGGAGTCTTTGGATTAAACACATTTTCCACAAGTCTGGAACCAAAAAGTTTAGATTTCTTCATGTGCTATAATTTATATAATTATACAAACAAGGAAAGGGAACTACACATTATTGTGTAATCCCCTTACCGTCGGAATTTTGCCAGTACCATTTACGACGCCATTCCGCATAGCCTTGTCACGCGTTACTCAGCTATCTCAGATCCGCTCACGGAATCCGCCGCTACCATAGTAGCATCTGTAGTAGTACTCTCAACGTCTTGAGTCTTCTCTGCAGCTGCATCAGGCGCGCTCAACTTCTCATCGCTGGAACCATAACCACCTTCACCACGTTCTGTCTCACTAAGCTCTGCCACCTCTGTAATTGTAACTTCTGGAATAGGCATGATAATCAACTGAGCAAATCTCTCACCAACCTTGTATACAGCTGGAGCAGCATCAGTAGTAACATGCATCTTAGCAGTAATCTCACCACGATAGCCAGAATCAATTACACCTACAGCATTAGTCAAAAACATAGACTTCTTAGAAATAGAAGAACGAGGGAACACTAAACCAACATGGCCTTCTGGAATTTCTACAGCCAGACCGCAATGGTATACAACAACAGTTTGACCACAATCATTTGGCTCAAGTGTAATATCTGTTGCTGTCAAGTCAAGTCCTGCGTCACCTTTGTGTGCGCGTATAGGCAATACAGCCTTTTCATCTAATCTTTTAATTTTTAGTTCCATTCGTATTTAGTTAAAATTATACATAAACAAGTCACCCCACTAGGATTCGAACCCAGACTAAGGAGGTTAGAGCTCCCTGTGCTAAAAACCATTACACCATAGGGCAATAATGTGCGGATTTTAAAGATGCCGCACCATCTTATATAAGCATTTAATCAAATGTTATTGATTAATTCATTTACTTTGATATAAATGTAATGTAGATAAATTTTTATACTAAAATCAATTTTATTATGAAAAATAAAAATGTAGTTGCGGAGGCAGGATTCGAACCTACGACCTTCAGGTTATGAGCCTGACAAGCTACCACTGCTCTACTCCGTAATATTAGCTCTTTGATAGAGCTTATGAAAATATCATTTCTTATAGTCAATCCATCTTTACAGCGTGGATAATCTGTTGTTTCTATTAAGCTGCCGCACTTATTTTATCACAACAACAATCAGTCTCTTTATCAGGCTTATTACGTTCTTCAATATTAGTCTTAATATAATTAGCGACAGTATCATTTCTGAATGTTACAATCTCAGCTGCATCTTTACCTCTACTGAATGCAAAAACAATATCATCTTTCTTAACATTGAATACTTTGCCATTCATTGATATCTCCATATCTTCAAGAGCTACAAATGTATCACCCATTGACAACCATACAGAAGGGATTGTTGCAAGTTCAAATACTCCGTTATTTTCTGCAATGCTATAAATAGCACCTCTAACTTCAACAGCTTTCTTCATGATTACTTATTATTACGTGTTACCCAATTCCACAATCTCTTAATAAGAGAAGCTTTCTTAATTATAACTTGGCCGTTCTCAACCTTAAGCGATTCACCATCCTTAAGCTCAACAGCACTAACTTTTGTGATATTACAATCACCATTTGAGAAGTTAAATGCTGTACCGGTACTAAAAGCTTCATTCAAAAACTCGTTAATAGCACCCTTCTCTACGATGTCGCAGTACTGTACAAACATGTGCTTATCAATTGGTGCGCCATTGTTAATGTTACCTTCTACTGTACAGATAACAACATCATCGTATGTCTCACACTTTGAGAGGTCGATGTTAAACTTTGCGTAATCTTTCTTTGTGTACTTCATTTTGTAGTATATTCTTTTTGTTTATTATCCTTATATCTTCTTTTAAGCTTAAACTTAAATAGCCTATTAAAAAGTATGTCACTCGTATCTTCTGACTTCATTATTTGTTCAGTCTATTTAAACACATGTTGACAAACTTTCTTTACAATATCAAAGTCATATCCTGTTTCTTTAGATATTTCTCTGGAGATAGAATCTATATCTATCATTTACAAACAGCTACTATATCGTAGTAATGAACTAACTTACTGTCTTTAAGTAAATCAAAATACTCACCTCTCATGTTTCTAACAAGAACAACATCACCAACATTTATCTCGTATGGCATATTCTCTTTATGTTCAAAAGAAAGCGGAGTCTTAATTACTACAGCTTTACGAAAATCGGATTCTACTTCTTTTACCTCAGTCTCAACCTTATCAAAGTCTACAGCTTCTACGCCGTTATCATCTTTCTTTGCAGGATTTACATCGACTGGTTTACTAAACTCTTTCTTTACCTTAATCGGGTCCAACAGCTTAACTAAGAATGCGTCTGTGAAACTATACTCAATCTTATTAGCAATACTTTCGGCAAGCTGTGACTGATCTATCAATTTGTTATCTTCCATTACTTCTTTAACTCTCTAAGGTGGCTTAAAGCCTTAATCAAATTCTTTAAAACTGTGCCTTTCTCAACCTTCAAACAAGCTGGCTTATCGTCGAAGTCACGATCAAGATTATCAAGCTCCTCATTGTAACGATTGAGCATAATATCAATCTCGTCAAATACGTTTCTGAATGTATCGTTCTTCTTGTAGTCAACTTCCTCAAGATAACCATTCTTAATCAACTCCTGTGCGTATACAGAATCAATCTTGAATATAGCACTAAATGAAAACTTAGAATCGCCAGACTCTGTCTTATCAACAGAACTATCGCTGTCTGTAAAAACGTAAGACTTACCGTCTTCTGTGAGAGTCAACTTATCACCTACTTCAAGGTTGAAGAATGGCTCGATTACTTTTAATTCTTTCATCATAGTCGTATATTTTTGTGAAATTCGACTGCGTAACGTAAGATCAGCTTAACTTGGTTGCAAAATTGAAATATTTTTGCAATTTGCAACTTTTGGGTATATATATCCGTTATGGGGGATATAGGGGGTAGGGTGGGTGTGATATATAATATAAACTATATACAAACTATGAAGAATATAGATATATACGAAACAATATACGAAGTAGATATAGCAGTATGTAACAAGAAATGTACTAATAAAGATATAATAAATAACTTCTTAACATCTGATGACAAAGAAATAACAGAAGAATTTTTATCTGTAAAACCTACTACAAATGCGTATACTTTTAGAGCTATAAACAAACATAATAGACACGCTACATTTGTAGTAAGAATATTAAAGACGTTTGGTAATACTAAGTTAGAAAAAGATACTGATCTAATAAACACTATAGCTCATGAAGCTATGCATATAGTATTAGATACATTTGATAAGATGGGAGAGATAGTTAGTGTACACGTACAAGAACCTTATGCTTACTACATTGGATGGATATGTGAATGTATATATAAATCATACAAAAAATGAATACTATAGAACTAAATGCAATACTATACTACGCTGATTATTTATCACTTAGAACAATAAGTAAACCAGTTACAGATAATTGTAAGTATTACTTCATTCATAATACTCCTATAAACTCTGCATATATAGTAGATCTTACGCCATTTTACGATGAAGATAATCTATTCTACAAACAAGCTAAAGAAGAATATGATGAGCTTAAGAATAAGTTTGGAGAAGCTGGAGTAATGTCATTCTTAGAGAATATATCAGATCTTAAAGCTTGTGGTACTGTAGGAGCTAAACAAATGCTTAAATGCATACACAGATATAGTACAACAATAGATAGAAAGAAAGCTTTCTCGAGATATTACAGATGGCTTGACAAATAGAAATACATACAATTTGTAGAAAGTGAAAATGGCGAACAAGTAGAACAAGAATGCTCAAGGTATGTAGCTCACTCTGAAAGAATGCGCGGAAAACAAATCATTTATCAGAGCCCTGAGATGGCTTGAGAAAGAACAAAGATATAGACTTAAAAATGGATTGTACAACAAAGGAAATGATGTTTAATTTATCTTAAGAACAATGGGGAAAATAAGTAAATATAGTAATCTATACAAGAATAATACTTTGATAAGATCAGTAAATAGCAAAGGAGTTTTAGAAAAATACACTTTAAAGGAAGTGCAAGATTTAGTAGATAAGCTTGGAACAGAGAAAGACGAGAATGGTAATATAAAAGATCAAGAAGGGTTTAATAACGCATCATATATACTTATGCAGATGTACAACGATCCTAAGTATAATGATGAAAAGGAAAACTTTATAAAGGAATTAAATGACAGATTGCGAGTTAACAAAGAAGAAGTTGGAAGATCTCTTGACGAGTTGGATAGAGGACTTCAACAAGGTGAAACTAACGAATCCACCGATACTAACAGTGAGTGCGAAGCAGTACAAGTATCTGGAGAAGATGGGGATAATAAAGGACGGGAAGCTGGTGACGATGCCATCAAGTTCAACCTCAACGGACAAGAAGTTACCATGTCTAAGACCGACATTGAAAAAGACAAGGAGATGTCGAAAGGAGCGTTCTTAAAGTCATACGATGTGAATGACAATAAAGAAGAGTACGTAGAATACAAGGAGAATTAACTATGCCAAAGAAAGAAGTATAGAACTATTACCTAAAGTTCACTGATTACGTAGAAGTAATATACGCTGCATACAAGGAGCCTGAAAAAGACTGGGTTCCTTGTACAGACGAAGAAGCACAATAGATTGTTAAACTAAACGCTCAGGCGTACATGATATATAAACAAGCATATGAAGCTAATAGAAAACAAAATAGAAAAGTTAGAACAAAAGCATGATCTTCTTGGTGTTTACGAACAAATAGAGATAGCTGGTAGAACTGCATACAAGTCATTAGATAAGATAGAGTATGATGAGAATGGAAGATCTAAGACAGCTAAAGCGTTTGTAGATAAGATGATAAATCTTGGTCACGGGTCACCATTGGAACACGGGACTGTATATCTTATGCTCCCAGCACGGAGTAGCAATGTAGAAGATTATGATAATAATCAATATTCAACCTGCAAACTGTGCCCATATATGGATGATTACGGAAATCCATCATTTGCTGTAACAACAAATTATAGAGTATTAGTTGAAAATGATCTACTTGATGATCTTGAGTTCTTATGCGAGCCTACAGAATTTCACGAGAAGCGTACAACGTTTAGATTAACATGCGCAAGAGTACAAGCTGATTCATTTGTAAGACATAGAGTATTCTCATTCTTAATGGAGTCTACAAGATATTGTAATTATAACGATGGAAAGTTTGATGGTAAAATAACAGTAGTAGAACCAGTTGGATGGGATGATTTTAGCGCAGTACAACAGAATTTATTCTTTGGAGCATGGAATTATTCTGAGGATAACTATATGACGTTAATTAAAACTGGTGTTAAGCCTGAAGATGCAAGAGATGTGCTCCCACTACAGCTTAAAACAGAGCTTATAATGACAGGTGCAGAATCACAATGGGAACAATTCTTTAAGCTAAGAATATCAGATCACGCTCACCCTGATGCAAAGTATATAGCAGAACAAATAAAAGAACAACTATGAATGATCTACTTAAAACGATAAAGTCTATATTTACAAAAGACAAACTGTATTTTTATAATAAATATACAAACGAAATTAGTATGGTATATGATACCGTATCTAAGCGAGTAAGTTATGCTAACAGTCATAGTTACAAATATGTATTTAGTGTTATTTATCTGAGTGATGATATAATAATAAAATGTCAAACTTATAACAACATCTCAAGTTGGACGCTTTTAAATTCAACGTATTGTCGTACATACTCAAAAGAAAAGTTGGCTGACTATATTGATAAAGAGTTAAATGTTTTAGCTAACGAAGTAGATAGTAATTATAATTGTTATAAAGCAAGTAAAAATGAAAAAGATAATTAAAGCTCTGGCTCATTCATTTCATTGGGTGACAGAGAGTAATAGACTAAAGCATATCCAATATGGATTCTACGCTGGTCTATGTGGAACAATATTTGCTGCAATTGGGGCAGGATTAGCAGCAGAGTATAAAGATAAGCAATACGGTAACGTATTTGATTGGCTTGATGTAACAGCAACTGTAGTAGGAGGTATGTTTGGACAAGCAGCACAGCTGTTGTTAATGTTAGGAATGTATAAAATATTTAAGTAAAATAAACCCAGGGTGATTAAGTTCATTCTGGGTTTTATTTTGTCTATAAGGGAGAACCCTTTTCTTTCTTTATATATTTCTTTCTTTTAGGAGAGGGTTTAGCTAAGCTTATATAGACTATATAAACTATATATACTTACTGTACCCTAATCTCTTTCTTTTGCTACTTTTCTTTCTCTATTGGAGAGTATGTATTTGCATATGAGCTCATATAAGCCTCTGTAAGCCCTTATAATTACTCAGGTGGATAAGTTATCCAGAACGTCCATTATAACGCGTCAGAGAGCCTGTAAATAGCCTTAAATCAAATACAGTATATTTCTCCATAAAAAATATTTTTTATTTTTGTTTTACATGTACATAAACTCGGAACTAAAATTTTATTTTTGTTTTGAGTGTATAGAAACGCGGAACTAAAAATTTTTATTTTTGCTATGCATATACAAAGAAACGGAACTCCCCCCTGCCACTTCCCCGTGCTCGTTGCAGCAGGAAAGTACCCCCGTACCCTACCAAGAAGGCAAACTCGATTAATCATCGTATTCGCTATGATACAAGTAATCGCATTATGGAGTGTGTTTGTGCTTGCGGTAATCATTGCAGGTATAGCACTACTTAAAGCATCTCATGAATAACAGTAGTGGGATGCAGTGGTGATTAGGCTGTGTGATATTAGTGTTTTTTCTACACGAGTATATACACCAGCCTACTCATCATAATAGATGACAATTAGATAAAAACAAGTATATGTTAGGAAAAACCGTATTCTATCTTCGTGTCCAGGATGCGAAGAATAGACGTTACTGGCACGACAGCCAGAACTATGATTCAATGGAAGAGTTATTTGCTGCATGCAAGATCTGGTTGGAAGAACATCCATTCACTCCTGTGATCTTTGCAAAGAAGGTTATAGTAATCCCTGAGTAATCAGGGGTTATTATTCCTCTCAAGAAGCCATACTATAACACCACTGCGCTCGCTTCGCTCGCGAGTGTTCGTTGCTACCCAAGTTGCCAAACGTAGCTAATCATAATATTCGCCAACAGCCATAGGAGGTTGTATGGTAGTATGTTATGACATAATAAACTACAAGATATGATTAAGCTTTGCGTATTTGTAGTTGTATGGTTGATCAACATATTGTTGACAGTAGAGACTATACGACTCATACTGCTGTCTATAATAGACCGCAGTAACCTGCCAATTACATTGGCTGTAGCAGTAGCATTGTACGTATTGATTACTACAAGTGCTAAGAGAGTTAACTCCTTGACTGATAACGCTAAGGAGGCATTAGGAATGGATTATTAAGGCGAGCTAATAACTCGCTTTGATAGCCCAAGTAGCCACACTTATCCTCCACGTTCCCTAACCAAGTTGCCAAACATAGATTATTCATAGAACTCGCCAGCCAACACCGATAAGCTGTGCACATGAACTGATTTCGGTAACCCAATAAAATTGCAATTAAAATGGGACAACTTATTAAAGGCTCTGAACTCGGAGCTTACAAAACAATCGCTATGTCAGTAGGCGTAGCATCAAAAGAGAATCGTAACGGCGTTAAATCACGCTTTTTAGTTCTCGTAGTTCGTGACGAAGATAGCGCTGCCGCTAAATCAAAACGAATCATCTTTTGGGATGAGGACGTACCTGGTTTGATTGATAAGATTAAGCCATTTACAGCTCCAAATCCTAACCCAGTCACCAAGGGTTTTGACGTAGATATGAACGCAATGAATGCTGCAGATAACGCTGCAGACTTCGCTGATTACCTACGTTTCCCAGGCATGATTGAAGAGCAATATGAGCTTGCTAAAGGCCCATGTTATGCTAACAATGCAGACGGAGAACGTATTCTCGATGCCGCAGGCAACCCTGTAGTACGCAGCACTATTTCTGTGCTCACACAGGTTAAATTTATCATGCCTGATGGCTCAATGAAGTACTTCAGCGGTATGGATCCATACTCTACTGGTGCACGTATGGAATCACGTTTCTGGCGTGAGGCTGTGAATGCTGCAAGTGCGCATAGTGAGGGTATTGTAGGGGCTCCCGACATTCCTGAGAATCCTGCACCACAAGCAGCACCTCAGAGTCCGTTCTAAATTAATATATAGCCTTTCTCGTAAGAGAGGGGCTATATAGCTCACAACATGAATCTGTTTTCCTGTCTGTTGCAGCACAACCAATATTCTCAAAATGGGAGAGTATATAAGCATATATAAGTGATTTCGATTATCACATATTGGACAAACATTAACCGTAGAGTAGCTCTCTATTCTTAGCTAAGGCAAACTAAGAGTACATATTAATTATGTATGGAAATCCACATAACAACTGTTGCGAAGGTTGGTATGGATGGGACATAGGTAGCACATCAATATCTATGCAAGTATTACTATTTTCCAGAACGGTATGTAACGTGCGGGAAGTAGATAATCAGATTCAAATACAATGCCAAGAAATTGTTTGAATCCCTATAATACCATTCTTGGATGGCAAGAGTAGAGTCGCAAATCTACTCTGGATTGTAATGGGTTGAAAATCCCTGGGGAAGGTGCAAGCTACACTGAATAACCCTAAAATCCATCACATATCTTGTACCTTGACGTGGCGTGGTGGCTTTAAACAGAACAAGATTTAACACTAAACAAAAAGTTATGGTAAACAAAAATCCAGAAAACCAGCTCTCTAATATACTGAGTATGGTTATTGCATTCTTTGCAGGAGTGCTATTCGTATTTATAATCATTATGGGTATTGGCAAATGTCATATCCTAAATGATTTAGAGTATGCTAACTATAAGACTCTTGAATATAAAGAGAACTTATGTAATGCATATTACAACTATTTCAACAATGCAGAAGCTATGTTGGATAGTGTGAAGATTGAAGATTCTCCTTATATCGAAACTGATAAAGGCTCTGAATATCTTAATAGTGTAAAAACTGTTAAAGATTTACAGGATCAAGAGGAGAATTGCGATAAATATTAACAGAACTCTACCAGCTGTAAAGAGGTAGCAAAGAAAAAAACATGGTGGGAAAGTTTCTGCATTGCAGTTTTAGACCCACCGTTTTGTTGTCAGCCCCTGTGTGAATAATAGTAACACTTATAGGAACTGTCTGGAGTGCTCACGAAAGTGAGAATATGCACATTAAATTAAATCCTTGTGCAAGGTAAATGTATGGAAGATTTCATTATCTTTTCAAACACGTGTGGTGGACGTACATTAGTACGTAAATCTGCAATTGTAGGTATTTTCGAAGACAACGAAGATGGTGAATTTGGCAATGTAACTGTATCAACAAGCGATGGTGACGAATTTGGCACAAACGATTCTTTTGATTCTATCATCTCAAAACTCACAAAGTAATGGGACAGAGTAACTATGAAGAGTTCTTGAAAGCTGCGGATGTAGCTGCAAGAAAAGTACACCGTTCAAGTGCTAAACACATGATTGTCAATCACGTATATGATCCTGAAAAGGACAAGTATGTGAAAGTGAAACGTTATCGCACAAAGTCAGCAATGACAAAGCGTGAAGAGCGTGAATTCTTTGGTCATCCATTCACATTCAAGAAGAGTATTGTGTTAGTCAACAAGGAAGACGTAACTATGCTATTTGATAAGAATTGGCAGCTTTGTGAACTATTCCCTATACGTGAAGACACGAAGGAATTTCTTGATACTCATCGTGGTCAACCATATCAATTCTTTGTAAATGATTAAGTTGTCATACGCAGAGTCCTTAGCTTTCAAGAAAATGGGCTTCAAAGAGAAAACAGACGGATATTTTGTAGTAAAAGTACCAATTGATATTTGTTGCCCAGATAATTGGAACAATAAAGGCGAAGGTTTTGTAGCCATGCTAAATGTATATCAAGCTGTTGAATTCTTATCAGCTAAAAAAGGAATATACATTAGCATTTCAGTTCATACAAATCATGAAATGAGGAAAGCTGAATTAATGACTACTGTGACGTATACAAGGATTGGTTATATAACATGTCAGAATGAAATTGGCAATCGTTATACAACTATAGAAACAGCCTTGTATGCTGGTGTGAAGAATGTTCTGGAAACTTTAAAGAAGCTTTAATATGATTAAGCAAAAGGTAACAGAATATGGCTCTCATTTCTTAGTAGAAACAAGATTAACTTTTACTAAGAAGGAAGCGAAAGCTTTTGACTTAGATAAAAATCTAAAGAGAAAAGTAAATGCTATAATTAATCGCTACAAGCGAGGAAACATAGAAAAACGTAATTATTCTTCACTTGTGTATAGGCTTAAAGATATAAAAGATTTATCTTCGACATACATATGTGGAATAGTATTTCATGTTTATTATAACATTGCTTATCTTGATAGAAAGTATATCATCCTGAATAAACAAAAAGCTTTTGCTGAAGAAATAAAAGCAAAAATCAAAGCAAGTATAGATGCTTAGTTCTATACAAAGTAACAAAATTTAACATTTATCAAAAATGAACATTTTAAAGACAACTCCAAAAGGCGTAGTAATTGAGACAAAGATTGGAATTAATCCAGAGTTATCAGAGAAGTTATCAAACTGTGGTTCTTACCACATAAAAACAATTAAGAAGCAGTGTGATAAGATCGCAAGCTGGGAGATTGTAGATAACGACATCGCAAAGGATGAAGATTTCCCAAAGATGGTGAAAGTAACATCTGTGCCATTCAATGAAGTAGATGCAGACTGTGTTAGTACGTTTGTAAAGACACAGGAGAATCTTGTAGAAACTGTACTTAAGGCAGAATCTATGAGTTTGGTGATCGACAGAGCGGTGGATTGCGTTAATCGTGTATTCAAAGCAATGCTCGATACATCTTTTACACCAGACGAGTATGCAGAAAACTAAGGTCCATATACAAAACCAACAGCATCAACAGCGGAAAGACAAATCCGCTGTAGATGAGGTTGGGAATAAGAGATTTAGATTATTCTTTAAGTCTGGTGGAGCAAGTATTCTTGTAGCTAAAGGGTTAACAAAGAATGAGGTTTATATTCTAACTAAACAGTTTGAAAATAATCTCAAGAATTACGACTCTAAGCTCGAAGGAGTGTGGTTATCAGTAAAATAGCAAATGTAAGTGCTTATCTTACATAACATTTAAAATATATTCGTTAAAATGAATATTTTAAAAAATACAAAGAAAGGTTTTATCATAATAAGTACTATTGCAATTTCTAACAAATTAGCAGAAAGTTTTGAATATTGTGGATCTTTAAAGAAGATGGCAATTTTAAAAACTTTTCCGTTATTTGATAAATTTGAAATAAAAAATGATGTTTACAACGGTAAGAATCAAAAAAATATCGTAGTAACATCAAAAGAAATCAGATCGCTCGATATTAATAGTATAAACAAGCTGTCAAAAATACAAAATAAAGTTATAAAAGCTATCATTAAGAAAGAGGCAGCTTCTATTATTATCGACGGTGCAATAGGCGAAATGGCAAACCAACTTGTCAAGATAGACAAAACTAAAAAAGTTTTATCTTGTCTGAAAACAGAAGCAAGTGTTAGTGCTAAGTCTAACACAAGTAAATAAAACTCTAAACGTTTATCAAAAATGATTCCGAGTTACAATAAACCAGGTGACAATGATGGATTTGAGAAAGTCTTATTCATAATATTTGTAGCTATGCTATTCTTTGGTATAGCTGTAAAGTGTAGTGCCCAAAAGGTACAACAAAAAGCTGTGTATGACACAGTAGTGTGTGATCAAGCTTGTATTCAGAAGTATGTACAAATTCCAAACGAAAAGACTGGAAAAGTGCGTATATTTGCTGTGTACAAAGATTCTAAACATAATGTTAATGAGCTTATTAACGTGTCAGAAAGTACATATGATTACATTCAGACATGTAAGACCTATGGGATTCCTGCCCAGTTAGGTATTAAGCTCAGAAACGGTGCTATCCAGAGTGTTATTCGCATTAAAACAATCATAACTGTAAGGCGATGAACGATGGAATAAAGAAAGGTGTAGCGGTGTACCGTAAGAACAAATACGGTCACCTCTACAACATATTTCTCGTTGAAGGTACGCGCGGAGATAAAATCCTTGCTAAAACCTTAAACGGGCGTAAAATAACATTAGAGAGAAATGATTTTTACCCAGTAAAAATTCCAAGTTTGAGAATATCAAATGAGGAAATGGATAAAATTATAGCTGGCGTTAGAGTCTTTAATCATAATATTACACAATCGTGGGTTGATGTAGTAGAAGGATTTAAAGAAAAACAATTTGAAATTATAAGACTAACACATGCAAATAGAAAAGTGTATGTGATGTTAGAGTCCATTAACAGATCTGTTAAGAATAAGATTGTGAAAGAAAGCGCAAATGGAATTCTAACTAAACAGATCTTTTCTATTAGATGCGCCATTTGGAATATCATATTTGAATGAAAATTCCAAAGCCAGGCCAATTTTGCACAATAAACAATGTAGTTTACAGAGCTTATAAGGCAAAAGATGGCTGTAAGGGATGCGCTTTCAACAATCTGTTTTCATGTTTAGGTATAATAGATGGGAAAACAGGTAGAGCTAAAATGGACTGCAAGTATAGTCATATAATCTTTAAAAAAGTATGAAGTTGTTAAAACTATCATCAGTTATAAGAATAATCATTTCAATCTTAATTTTGTATTTGATAGAAAATGGTACAATCGTAAGTATGTTTAACACTGCGATAATAATACTATGCTTTATCGAATTGACATTAGATCTTTGCTACATTGTGATAAACTTAAGTATCAAAGAATAATCCCAAAGTGTAGAGTGTTAGCATCAAACTAATGCTCTACATGTACATTTAATGCAACCTACGCCTCCGAAGTACAAGGAGAGTACGACTGGTCCCAAGTCCAGGATGAAAGATGCAGAGGGGATGTACATTTAAGTGCACGCTTATCAAGAGCGCGATGCTGAGTATCGAAAACTCCGTGCACTACCAAACTTTTTGTTTTTATATAATTGTTATTTTGTTCGATTAAATGAGTGTTGTGAAACACCCTCCCATTCTTATTTGGTTTGGAATGTCATAATTGAAGTTTAGTTAGACACAAATGGTAATAGCGATTATCAAAAAGACACACTTGCTTGTGAAAGTAGGTGTGAAATGGCTTTATAGCTCAATTGGTGAGAGCGCCCCGCTTTGGTGGGGAGGTATAGGGTCGGAGCCTATTGAAGTCACAATCCATTTGCATAACATTTGTAAAATTGTGATTTGCAGTATGCATGGTCTGTGAAGATAGTGCATATTATGGTCTATTCGTCTATCGGTTAGGACACAAGATTTTCATTCTTGTAAGAGCGGTTCGACTCCGCTATAGACTACTATAAGTTTTTTCCAAGTTCTTTAAAAACTGGGCAATTAATTTATGTTAAATCCAATAAAACATTATCAAAATGAGAAAATGGATTAAAGGGTTTTTGACAGCATCGTTTATGCTGTTTGCAGCCACCCTTGGCTTAACTGCCTTAACAAGCTGCAATCATGAGAGTGGCAACAGGAAAATCAAGAATTCAGATTCTGCTTTTGTGGTTGGAATTGTTGAAAAGTACTGTCACCCAGAAATGTCTTCTGTTGACGAGGCTGTAATGCTTCAGCAACAGATGTCAATGGATGCTGATTATGAACGTGTGTTTATCAACATGCCGCCGAAAACATTAGAGGCAGTAGTTCATGTAATGACACACAAGAATAACGCATCCACATTTACGATCAAAGATATTGCTCAAGAGTATTTATCAAGTCAGAAAGTATATGACAATCTGCCTGGTAATGAGCAAGAATCCGATGTGGTCTCGAAACCAAAAGTGCTTGACGAACCAGATAGCATAGGAGGAGGAAAGTAGTATGGAAACAAGAGCTATCGTGATTCTTTATGAGGGAACTAAAGTTCCTGAAAGAGTAATGATCAAACTTGCTCAGATTCTCCGTAAGGAGAAGATAACAAGTGATCGTGACATGTCTATTTCAGAGCTTGATCAGAGCGATATTGCAAAAACTTTAGTGAAAGCTAAGGCTGCAGAAACTATTACATTCAAACATGTAGTAGAGAAAGATCCTACTGAGCAAGCTATGATCTACCTAAAAGGTTATTTCGGTGAAGAAGTATGGATTAATCCAGTACTATTCGGAGTTAACCTTATGGGTGCAAAAGGAAGTCTTTCTGAAGAAGGAAAAACCGCTCTACGCATATTGTGTAGAGATAACATCTCTTCGGATGTTGCTATGAAGTACAATTTTACACAAGCTCACTTGACCGCTATTAAAGCTGTCGTAACATCAATGTAATGAAACACTATGATGATCACCATATGGTGGTAGAGAAAGAGAGTAAAAGAACAGAACGTGCAAGACATATTAATGCAAGACCATACAAACGTTCTAAGTACAAACATAAAAACTACGAAGAGGATGTATAAGGTAGAACTTTGGAGCCGTAATTCTCATGGTAACAAAAAAGACCTGATTTCAACATCTTTGTATCCTACAAAGGAAGAAGCTGATGCTGCGAGAATAGTATTAATAAGACTATCTCGTGGCAGAACGTTCGTTCCAATAGATGCAGAATGTGTGAAATTAGGCAGGCCAGAAGTGGCTATTTTCAACGAAACTAACTATATTGTTTGTTAGAATCGTTTAACATAATATTAATTTTTAAAATCATTATCAAAATGGCAAAAGAAACAAAGAAA